ATGAATGCTAAAAAATATAAGAATGCAAGAATTATAAGAGCATCTAGTGGAGATTGGAGGGTTGTGTATGAATTTGAATATCCAGAATATCCAGGTAAGTTTAAAAAGTTCTATGTAAGGGATGGTGTAAATTATATTCATGATGTTCATGAAAAGGAAATTGCCGTCAACCAATTGAAAGAAGATATCGATTATGCATTAGCTAATGGATTTAATCCTTTTATGCCAAAGATTTATATTGAAGATCAATTAAATACTGCAGAAAAAGAAATTGATGTTGAGACCAAACTAAAATCCAAAAAACCTTGGTCTACAGAAATAGCAATGAACAAATTCTTGGATTATTGTACCAAATCCGGACTTGAACCAAATACAATTAGGACCTATGTTTCTTTTATTAATAATTTGAGGAAATGGGTCCAAAATTTACCTGATCCTTTAATACCGTTCAGTGAATTAACAGACGTTGATATTCAATCATTTTTAGATTACAACTTTTTTGAAGAAGAATGGACTCCAAGGACATATAACAACCATTCAAAATTCATGAGTCAACTATTCTCGAGAGTTGCAAAACTTGAGAAGAAATACAATCCAAATATTAAATATACCATCGACCTGTCTGATTTAATTCTTAAAAAAGATAAAGCCGAAAAAAATAAATACTATACACCACAAGTTGCTGCAAAAGTAAAAAAGGAAATTTCAAAAAATCCTGAGATGTATAGGTATTCTAAATGGATATTTTACAGTTGCATGAGGCCTAAAGAAATTCGATTGTTAAAAATCCAGGATATAGACATGGTTTCAAGACAAATTAAAGTTAACGGAAAGACCGGCTATAGGTTTGTTCCAATATGTGATGAATTAATGAATCTAATTTCTGAAATGAACCTCATAGCTCAGCCATTAGATTATTACGTTTTTGGGAAAGGTAAAAAACCAAATAATGATCCAGTTTATCACGATTATTTTGCTAGAAGATATCAAACAATTAAAGATAATCTTAAATTAGACTATAATTATACGCTTTATTCCTGGAAGCATACAAGAGTTGTATCGTTAATTACTGCAGGATTTGATGATAATCAAGTTATGACTTTAACTGGCCATAGGGACAGATCGGGATTTGAAGCTTACAAAAGAGATCTGATCATTGATAATACAGTAATGAAAGGAAAGACTATAGATTTTTAATTTAAAATTATGTTTTACAAGAATAATACTGACCTATTCCAATATTTAGATACAGGAATTTTAAAACCCTTACAAAACTCTGATGAAATTTTTCCTGCAGTATTTCTAAGAGGAGTAAATAATCGACAAATTTTAGTAATTCATTCAGAAGAATTAAGAAAAAACTACAAACAAATTCATCCAATGGAGTATCTAGTTGGAATTTTCAAATCAAATTGGTTTTTATGGCATATTAATGGATACAATAACATTCCAAAAATAAAGATCGACGAAGTAATAATTGATAAATTAGATAATGAAGATGGAAATTTTGCTTATACAGTTAAATTTCATCTAAATAAAGATGAATTGATGCTTAATAGGTTGAATGAAATTGGAATTATTTCCATTCCGATAATAAAAAGCTTTGATTCTGGGCTAAATTTCTTAACCTGTGTTTTTTTTCAGAATGGATTACGCTTAAATTCTTTTTATTTCAATGACATTCCCAATTTAAAAATTCACAGAGATCAATTTTTGAACTACTATTTATATAACGAATATATTCATAAATCGATATATGGAGATTCAGATGATTAAGTTTGTTTCACATAAGATAAATTTATGTGATTCTTTAAAAAGAAATAACAATTCAATTTTTATTATTAGGGTAAATTCCGAAATATATCATAAAGAATAATATTATTCCAAGAAACGCAATCATTCCAGAAAACACCCCTTTTCCACTTGGTTCTGAAATTTTGGCAAGATCTTTTTTATAATCTGTCTTTTCTGTTTTTAACTCTTCAGATGAGGTTAAATAATAGGATATGTCAGATTGAAGTTTTTTAAATGCACTATCCAATTGTCGTAGTTTTTCACTTTCTTCTATATCCAATTGTACATCACCTTCCGCATTAAAGGATCCATCAGAATTGAAATTCACTTTATCAGCTTTGATATTAGTACGCTTCAACTTGTCAATTGATTTTACACTTGTATTGATATCTAAGACATTGCTTTTGCCACGAAAATCTAATTCAGTACTCTTTCTTTGTTCGAGTTCAACAGCTGACTTGGCTATTAATAGATTTTTACTGTTATTTTTAAACAGTCCGCACCCACTAATTAAGGTGCAGACTATCACTAATATTATCAGTCTTTTCATTTGCTTCAATTGTTAATCTCAATAGGCGACACTCTTCTCGTAACGCTTCAAGTTCCAGCTTTTGACTTTCGCACAAGGCTCTGAATTCGTCAAGTTCAGCCTTAATTTTATTCAAACTTTTCTTGCATTCATTTCCCTCATCGATTGCAATCCTTAATTTCTCCTTTAAAGATTCGATAATACCGTCTGATGCTGCAAGTTGCTTTTCTAAGCGCTCGGCAATATCCTCTGACATTTCGAGGACTTTCTTGGCATTCTCAACAATACCCCCATCGTTCTCGATCTTTTCCTTTGGTCTTGATCTAATCCACATCCATAGCGCGGTAATTGCTCCGATGCCTGCTCCCCACAGATTCGGCAATACGTGTTCTCTTAAAAATTCTTCCATTTATATATTAATTCAAATCGTATTTTGAAATAATTTGAGCGGTAAAACAAGCTAAGTTTACTTTGTTTCTATCATAAGCAGCCATATCATTAGAATTATCAATAAAACAGATCTCAATCAATGCAACGGCACCTTTTTTCCTCATAAGGCCTAATCTGCCTCTGGCTGATTGGCTCTCTCTTTTCACTCCTCGATTTGCAATTCCCATAATCTTAGAATAACCATCGACTAATTCCTTAGCCATCGCTTTAGATCGATCATTCGCATCATCTGCTATAAGAACTTCGACTCCGGTAGCTTTTCCGTTGAAAGCATTAAAATGAGGTTCAACAACAACGTCTTTATCTGTAGGATTTATCCGACCTAAGTATTGACTAAGCGTTTCATTGTCATTATCCTGAACTACAGTTTTCCCTTGATTTTTTAGGCCCTGGTTGACCATTTCCCGGAAACTGATTGTTTCCAGATTTTCTTTACGTCCATTTACTCCAATTGCCCCACTATCTTTTAAATGATGTCCAGCGCTTGAATATGATATGTATTTCATTGTTAATTAGTTGGTGAAAATTTAAAAACCCCTACAGAAGCTATTCTGAAGGGGTAAATAAACAGTAAAAAATGAGTACGAAATGATTTTATAAAGGTGAAATAACACGCTCAGGAGAATGAAGATTACTCCATTCAATTAAATACTCATGAATGATGATTGCCTCATCCCCTTCATCCATTACATCTCCTACATCAATGGATGCTTTTTTAATACCTTCGTTTCCACCAAACAAAAGACCACCAAATGTTTCAAACCAAATGGTATAAGTTCCACCACATTGAATGGTTCTCATAGCATCATGGTTAGCTTGATTAGTTTCGTCAACCTTAAAGGTTAATGCATGAGCACGATTAGTAGTTTTTTTACGACGGCCAGAAATATTAACTACCGAAGGTGTAGGCTTTGGTTTAGAGCCTATGCCTGTAAGGGTACGAATATCTTTTCCAGCTGCTACAGTATTTCCCAAACGAGTTGCCCATTCTGTTGGACTTGATACATCCGTAAATGGAGCTGCATTACCTGGTGCAAAATGGACCTTGGCGATTTGACTAGGATTGACTTCAGGGGCACAGTCATCAAAAACGAATGCTGGAAGAGCTGCTTCCTCACATCCAGAAGGACAATTAATGTTTGCCATGTTTTAAAATATTTTGTTATACAAATATATTGTTATTTTTTATTGTTTTAATTATATAATTCATGTTTTTATTAACTTTACAATACCGTAACTACTTCCCGATGATTTGCTCGTTAGAGCACTTCCCTGAATATTCCTTATGTCTGCCGAAGGATCTGCTTTCATATACTTATTAACTTCATCCCAAACAATCTTCTTATTGATATCTCCAGCTCCAATGGCACCGTTAACCAATGTCTCTGCATATTTCCCAACTGGTACATATTTAACCTGTCCATTTGAGGCATTCTCAAGAGCTGTTCCTAAAATTTGTCCTTCATTGAAATTCTGAAATTTATTTGCATAAGGAATTGCGATACTATTATTTTCCACACTTGCGAAAGAAAGGACTTCACCTTTTAGTATAGTTTCAGTTGTATTTACCACAGCAACACCAAAGTAGTCTGAAATCAAAACATCCTTCCATCCTGGCCTCTGACCTCCAGTATTATATGGAGCATTAAAATTTGCTGCGGATCTATCTACAACGTGATCAACTCTAGTCCCCGTGGCATTTACCAGTATATTGTAAGGTACCTTTTTTGGATCTGGCTCATTAAGTCCAGTATCAGGATTTACCCAAAGAGTATCTTTATTGCCGTTAATATCAACCATAAACGCAATTTGACCAATATCATTAGTGTGGCAATCAATAAGATCAACAGTATCATTTTGATTGCTACCACATTCATCCACGTTAATATAGCCACAGTTGATCATCTTCATTCTCCTAACAATCAAGTGACATGGCTCTGATTGATTAGTAGTATTATGAAAAAATATTGCATGCCTTCCATTTATGTTATCATTATAATTTGCTGGTTGTCCATTATTGTCATATGGTCCATAATAAGGAAATCTTTCAGAGACACAATCATCAAACTCCAATGTTTGGCCACCATGCAGTCCAATCCCTATTGGATATGAAGAATTACCATCCTCTTTGAACCATACATTTTTGAACAATAGATTTTTCCATGTAGGATTGTCGATATGTGCTGCATATTTACCTCTAGTAACCTCAAGTGTCAAGTTTGAATAGTTGGTTTCCTCTTTAGCGAATACAACATGGATTTGGCTGATATTAACAGCAGAAAGAGCCTTACCTCGGGCATCGGCATAATATGAGTCAGAAGGGGCAATCTTACTTGAATCATTACCATTACAGAACAACGTGGTGCCATATTTACCCATACCAAACCCCGCAACATCGACAAACTTTTTACCCTGAAGATCATATTCAAACCACCTACCAGCAGGTACAATAATCAAGTATCTATTCCTCTCTGAAGCGTCAGATATTCCTTTGATAATATTCCGAATACTGTTGTAGTTTTCCGAATTTCTTGTTGCAATTATATAATTATATTTTATCGCAGTTTTAGCTTCTTCAAAATAACCCTTTGGTATTTTTGCAGGGTCAACAACAGAACCATATTGCTCATAGGGCAATGCAGATGGACCGTAATTGATCATAAGAGTATTTTTATAAACACTATTTGTTGGATTTACCCCGATGCCTGATGTGTTTGCAATTGTGGGAGCAAATTTCACCGCCCCTTCAGGAATCGGAATATTTAAACGATCTTTCGTCCTAACAAATGGTTCTCCAACTGAATTAAAAAAAACACCACTAGCAAAAGAAGATGGTAGGCTTCCAGCTCCACTAATACTAATATGCGTTTTTGATGTATCAATATTAAAAGCAGGCAAACATATACTATTATCAGATCCAACCAATCTTCCATCATCGAATATATAAGCTCCCCTTATCATTTTTGAATTATCAGCTAGGTTGTTTGAGTTCTTTAAAATAGATAAGGCTGGTTGAACATATCCAGCGGTTGCTCTTTCATTAGCAAGCTCGGTTCCTAAGGGGTTAAAAGTGTCTTTACCAGATGGTGGAGGAATAAACGTTTCAACCTTTTTTAATTCTGATACACCGTCCCAAATCAAAACAACCACCCTATTAGTAGTATCTACCTGTATATTTCCATTATAGACACCCGATCCATTTGCTAAATAAATTCCCTCAGGGGCAGGACCTTCTCCTGAAATAAAAGGAAAAGAAGGTGTTGCCTCTGAAATTTTTAGATCATTGTCTTGGTACCCCAACCCTGAGAAATTTAGAGTACCATTTCCTACTTTAATTCTTACACGCCCTCCAAAACGTACCAAAGCAATTTCACCATCACCTAAAATTTGATTTTTTTGCAACCATTGTGCCTCGGTCCCAATATTCCGAATAACACGAGCTTTAATTCTTCTCATATTTTCTTACGATAAATCTTCTTGTTCAATGAAAGAATCATATGAATCTTGAGTTGCTCCTTGATCTATTAGATACTCTTCCGTTTTAGGAGGTTGTATATCATGGCCACAAGCAGTATTATAGTAATATCTTCCTTGTTGAAAATTCATTACTAAATGCCAGTAAGATAGATCATCAATCTGAGTTTCCTCTAGTGAAACATTGATTATACTTCCTTCTCGTAAGTTCTTGGGGGTAGTAACTATAATATCTCTATGAATCGCCATAAAGGCTATGGCTTCATAAATGAAATTTGGTATGATTCCAAAATCAATATCATAAGTTATGCTGACCTTTCTGGAAATATCAATTATTTCTCCATGGCCATCTTCGTCTGACTCAACAATTATTGATGGAATACCTTTTGTTATAAAGGTATCAACAAAAAATCTAAATCTGAAGCCTAATTCCCCTAAATAATATGCGGGATCAACGTTATGTTCTTCAGACCATTCAATCATTAAATATTTTTCAATACTATCTATTGGTACAAATAGTTCAGAATAATATTCTGAATAATTAGTATTCAACTTTAAATAATATGATTTTCCGCAAGGCAAATTTAAATCTTGTCCAGAAATCGTTTTAATAGCATAGTCAGAAGGCCATAAATAATAATTGAATTCCTGTTCTACAAGGTTTACATACTTGAGCTGTGTAATGTCTAACCTTGAAATTAAGGCATCAGAATTATCATAAATTTCAAATAAAGTCACAAACTCGTCCAATGGAAATCTTACCTGAAACGGTAATAATCTATCTTTTTGCACCAATAATTCAAACATGTGTTTTTCATATCCATTCAAGAACCTAGATTGATTCTCAAATTCATCGTACCAAGTGATTGGCTGTGGTATTTCATCAAATAGCAGCATAATTAAATAATTGTATATTTTGAATCAGGTTCAATATTGAATTGATATTCATAATTTTCTTGAATACCATTAAAATCACAGCCATAATATTCCCTTTGTGTTGTAAATTCTTGGGCATATTTATAGGATACTCCACTAGCGATTGATACAGACATCACATATTCATTACTTGTGTTATACTTGTAATCAATGAATTTCTGTTTAAGTTTTACGACCAAATTATATCCAGTTGCATCTAAAGGAATAGTTCCAAGATTATCGGACCAAAGTAAAATTGTTATCTCCGAAACAGTTTCATCACCAACATTTGAAGAACCTCCGGATCCGCAGTGTTCTGAAATCATCCTTCGATCATCATCAATAATTAGAGAAACATATATTGGGGAAGGTTCAAAAACTTCAATTGTTATGGTACCAGTTGCTTCGTTATTAAATGTATCGCGTATTTTATATGAGAAAGTATCAATACCAACAAAATCATGTGCAGGAACAAAAGAGAACGATCCATTACTATTTAATACAACCGTTCCTCCCTGATCGGTTGCTTTATTTTCGGCTACAACAATTATTTGAGTTGCTGCAGTATCATTTTTTTGGGCAGATCCGGCAGGAGCCTTCAATTCAAGATTTTTTGCAATCTTAAAACTATTGCCGTTTGCAACAGGAACAGAAGTTCCATCCTTTACTAATATGGTAACTATGGCCTGGTTTGAAGTTTCCCCAAAGTTATCTTTTACTGTATACCAAATTCTTGCTTCACCCAAATATTCATTTTCAGGTTTATATCGAATTCTGAAATCATCTGTAATAGTCGCAGTGCCTGGATAAACAGAATTGATATTTAATGTTGATGGAATAATAACCCCATCATGATCAATATCATTAGCCAGCACGTCTATAATCACAGGTTGATTTTTATAGGTTTCTGCATTATCATTTACAGCTTCCGGAGGTAAGTTATCTTCGAGTTTTCCTTCAGCCGGAAAAGAGATTTTCATTTCGATTATTTCTTTGAATAAATTGAATGAAGCTGATTCAAGAATACCATTATTGCCTAATTGCGTTTTAATTAATCCTTCTGTGTCGAAATCTGAACCACAACACATCCGATATTTTACATTTTCTTGAACTTTTGTTGGTTTTACAGAAAGAGCCAATGTGTTTGCCTCATTCATTTTGAAATTGAGCATGAACCTATTATGGCGCCAAAAATCCCGATGCAATTGAGCCCACGCTAAGGGATTATTGATATTATTTCCCCCTTTTATAGATTGTTCTCTATAGATTCCGAATAAAGGAGTACATGAAATAAGCACAAATCCATCATCAGAAACAATTTTGCTGTCCCATGATGAATTTGTAAGGCAGAGCATTACATCAGTAGTAATATTTTTGATATCATAGGTTTCTTCTTCCTTATCCTTTCCTGCAATTGGATTATTATATAAAATTGGACTTCCTTCAAAATCTCCACCGAAAGAAGAATCTTTAAACCTAAAAATCTCTCTTTTCGGTATTCCTTCATTATCATAGTTGTATTTCCGATTAGCTTTATTTATAATGGAATTTTCACTTATCGTAGTATCTAAACCTTGGTCTCTACTTCTAAACGACACATGTTCAATCTTGAATTTTTTGTCATCTGTTATCTCCCATTCAAGCTGAAAAATATTGCATATATCTTGAAGTAAATCAGAAAACTTAATAAGACTGGATGTTCCAGTAGGTGATCCAGCATTTCCTGTGTTGAAAGGTCTTTTAATATCAGACTTTTGGAATAAAACCAGGTTTGTAAGTTTATTTAATTTACCAGTTACATAATTAATAGTAGAAATTGTCTGAGGATTCCATTGAAAGAAATCGGACTTTAATTGCAGATCTGGGCAAATTATTTGAAGGAACTGTTCAAATATCTGTTTTAGAGCCATACCATTATCTATAACCGACGTCAAGATTTTATTACTTTCACCCCATGAATTAGGGTCATACCTATCATATGGGTCACGCTGGTAGTCGTATAAAATAGGTGAGCGAGCGTACCTTCCAGACCCAATGCTAATCCATCCTAAATCAAGTAATGAGTCATCACCTGAAATAACTTCTCTTGACCATTTGATTGAAAAATCTCCCGAATAACCATGTCCTTCATTAAAACTATAGGATTTATAACTTCGTTCAACAATTGTCCAACCTTTCAGTCCCGGATTTACCTCTCCAGGAAAATAATAAAAATCTTGGTCATCATTTGGTCCTATGAATTTCTGAAAATATTCACTTTCAATATTTCCGTCTACTGGTTTTATGTTGACCTTAGGGTAAATACTATTTAGCAAAATCAACTCCGTTTGTCCACCTAGATCAAAGCATTCATATTTATCATAATTATCAATTGACAACTCAACCCTACAATGGTCAATATCCCATTCTCCAGAATTTAATGAGATTATTCCTTCAAACCAGTTTTCATTCCAACCACCATCACAATATTTATGAATTTTTATAACCAATGGATCAAATCTATAAATCAATAATTCTTGATTATAAATCCATTTAAAATCTTCACCAAGGAGAACAATCGTTCCCTTTAATTTTTGTGAAAAATCAGATCGATTTGATTTCTTTTCATATGTCTTTTCCAAAGTACCATCATTACTTGGAAAAACCTGTCTAGTGCCAGATCTGCCTGTGATAAAATATTTATACTGCATTTTTATTTTTCCTTATTTTATGAGTAGTATTTCCTTGTTGGATTATTATGAAATCATTTGTTTCGGTTATTATTTTTCGTTTCCGTTCAATTTCAAATAAACTCCGATTTGTTCTAGCGATATCTTTTAAGTCTTCAGACTCTAAGAAAGTTAATAATGCGTCTTTATACGTTTCCTCACGATCTTTATTTATCTTAGATAATACTATCACTTTCGCGGTTTTATCGTGATCAGGAAGCACCACACCAGTATCTTGGATTAAATCATCCATTAAGTTTCCTACTTTACTTAAATCGTCATTATTTATAGCTTCAAGAAAGGGCATATATTTTTTTGTAGATTCTCTATTTATTGCGAAAAATCCCTCATTACCCTCAACTTCAGCAACTCTTTTTCCAGTTTTTTCATTATATACACCCAAACCACCCTGCTCATGACTTGGACCATCAAGCACAAATTTTCCACCATGTCTAAATTTTGGAGCGTCCGAAATTGATTTCATTGCCATTGCTTTAGAAGCAATAAAACCACCCCACATTGCACCAATTGCTGCAATTGCGAGTGGTACACCCACAAAAGGTATGCTTGAAAATGCTTTGAAAATATTTGCTGAAGCGGTAATCATTGAAGATGTCTGAGCAACAGAATCCGCAATGAGTTGAACTTTTTGTATTTCAGCCTGCCTTTTTAGAAGAGCTTCTTTTTCAAGGATTTCATTTTCACGTTGAATTTTCAATTGTTCAAGTTCTTGTCTTTTTGCTTCCACATTGTTCGCATACCCGTTTTCTTGAAGCTCTAATTCTTTATTAAGAGCAGACTCAACATCTGATATTTGATTGTTTAAAGAATCAATTTCCTTTTGTTTTGCGTCGATGCGTTGATTAATTGAATCTATCCAAGCTTCTGTTATCTGATCAAATACATTTTTAAATGTTTCAACGATTTGTCTAGCTTCAACATCTTCTATATCCAAACCCAAGAGTTGAAATACATTTGTTTTTTTCTTGGTGGTTGATTTGCCAATTTTAAGATTTAATTCTGCAATTAGAGCCTCTGTTTGAGCAATCGCTACTTTATTTTCCTTTCCACCTACACTTTTTAATAGATCCAACCTTTCCTCAGCAGCATCAAGCATAACTTGATATTTCATTGCCTCACGTATTTTCTCTTCCTCCTCCTCAGTTTTCCCATTTATCTTTACAAGTGAAATTCTCGCAGTTTCAATATCTTCTCGGTCTTTTAATTCCTGGAGACCATACTTTAACTTAATCTCGGCAATTTCCTTCATTTTCTCTTCTGTAAAATCTCTTTCAGAACCGTATGCCTCCTTATATTTTTTAGATAAATTAGAGTACTTCTCATCAAGCTCTTCAAGCTCTAACTTCTGATTTTCACCATTTAATTTTAAAATCGTCTTATCAGCCTCTTTTTGGGCTTCGACCATCTTGTCAAAATATTCAACATCAATTGCCCATAACTTTGAAATATGCTCTTCTTTCAGCTCTTCTTTTAAAGCATTTTGTGATAAAATTAATTTTGCCTTTTCCTCCTCAGAGCCTTTAAATCCCTCAAGGTCACGCTTTAAATTTTCTAATTCTTTTTTATATCTTAATTCCTCTTGCTCTGCTTCTTTTTCTGCTCCATCTTTCATCTGACGTATGGAAGATTCACTTCTTTCAAATTCTAGATCTTTCAATTTATTGTTGAAATCACGGATCCGATTGTATTCCTCTTCTTTTTTTCTTGCAGCTTCTTCTGAATCCTTTGCAGTTTTTTCCGCAGCTTTTTTCCTTTCATCGGCAGCATCTTTATTTGCCTTAGCTTGCCAAACCTGAAATTCATGCATTACTTCCTTCTGCTCGTCACTTCCAGCCTTTGTAAGAGCTAAATTGGTTGAATGTAATGCCCTTTCCAGCTCTACAGTTTTTTTACCTGCAGCTTTCTTTAATTCAATTTCTTGTTCTAAAGATATTTTTTGAGCCTCTAATTTCTTTTTATGGGCAGCATCATTTTGATTTTGTATTTCAGAAATAAATCCTGCATTGTAATTTTTGATAACGTTCATCGAATCGATGTAACTATTTACAGCTGCTTCAGCTCCATCAGTAAATAATGTGTAAAGCATTTTGATTGGACCAATTAAATACTGCAATACAGCATTTCCAACTCCAAATAGAATAGCTTTAAGTTTATCAATTTTTTGACCCCATTTCTCAGCTTCAGGACCAGACATTTTTACGGATTCCGTTAATTTGTCCCAATTGGCTATCAATGCCCCAATGGCCAAAATGATTAATCCAACTCCAGTAGATGCCAGTGCAATTCTAAACACTTTTAATGCCCCTGTTGAAGTTCCAACAACTGTAGTGTATAATGCCTGGCTAGCTGTCAAAACTTTATTTGCAACAGATTCTTTGTTCTTAAGTTCGATTTGAATTTGTTGTAACCCCTGCAGGATGGAAATGCCGGCAGTAAGTCTAGCAATCGTTTTTTCTAGATTTTCATTTTCACTACCAAACAAAGCTGCTGCACCTTGAGCAATATTAAAGGCAGAAGCGATCAAAGTTCCGGATTCAATCAAGCTATCCAGTGTCGGAGTTTCACTTGCTGTTCGTTTTAGTTCATCGTTTACCCCTTTGATAGATTGTTTTAACTGAGTTGCTTTATTCATCAAATCATCATAATCTTGGGTATCGCCAAGCCCTTCAGATTTCATTCTTGCCAACTGTTGTATTACTCCTTCCAACTCAGAACCTAAAGTCTTCACTTTTTCTTCTGCTGCTGGGATCAATTTATTTCCAAGTTCGTCAAAACCGTCTTTTCCGGCATTTTTTATTCTCTTTAATTGACCCTCTGTATTTTCAATTTCCTTATTTAGAGAAACTATTTCTTGGGGGTTCGTTTCTACCTGAAGGGCATCTTTTAAGTACTTCAATCTGTCGATAAGTTGGTCCGAAGATAAACTAGCGATATCAAACTCCTCAGATGTTCTTCCTAACATTTTATTTGCTTCTTCAATATCGGTGGTCAGAGATTTGAATAGATCAGAATCTTTATCCATAGTTTCCATTTTTGAAGCAATAAAATCAATCAGTGCACCTAACTGCTCCATCTCTCCAGAGGCGTTATTCAAGTCATTGGATAGTTTATCAAGTTCTTCTGTGGAAAATGAACCCATAATTGAATCGGACAACTTATCTGTTAAGTTTCCGGCCTCTTCAAGTTTTTTATTCATAGGGGTAATTGCCTTAGCCGAACGATCATAGGCAGAAATGATATTATCTCTAAGTCTTTCCATACTTTTGGAAAGAATTTGAATTTGTGTTGGATCTGTGGCTGTTTTTAGAGCATCCTTAAAATAGGATAAGTTTTCGCTATAGGCTTTTACTGCCTTTGCGGCTTGATCATTCAGTTTAATTCCTTCACTCTGCTTTTTGGAAACTTCATCAAAAACCTGAACCATAACACGTTCCGCTTTAGCACGCTCCTCCGCCACTTTCTTTAAGGCAACTGTATTTTGAGCCTGTTCTGATAAAGCTTTGTTCGTTTTTTCTGCTCCGGAAACAATTTCCTTATTCATTTCCGAAATTGCATCTTTTGTCTTAGCAGACTCCTTTTGAACTTCCTTAGCAGAATCTGTTATTCTGTTAAATTCAGATACAACTGGCGTTACATCAACTGAAAACGGTACCTTATATTCTTCTCCTGATGCCATTTCTATTTTGCTTTATTTGTTTTATTATTTTTATTTTCCAACTTTTTTTGAAGTATTTCGTACAAACGCCAAAATTCCATTCCTGGGGTAGCCTTTAGAGAATCAAAGTCCTTGACACCGTTATCTGCCATCATTGACCATAGGTCAATCCATTTCTTTTTGCCCTCGATTATTGAGCCTTTTAGATATCGGATTTCGTTATTCCCGTTTGATTTAGCTTTTCTATCACTGCTAAAGATTCTGGGGTAAGCGTGCTTGAGATCTGATTGATAAGCCTTGAAAAACCGAGAGCTAATTGAAAAAAAGGACCTATTGAAAATCCCTCCTCTGACCAATCATTAATTTTATTATTGATTATATCATCAGAAATAATACCTCTATTCTCTTTTTCTTCATTTATAAAGAGAGCACAAATTTTCAATGCTACGATTTGCCTATCAAAAACGTTCATTAATCCATTTTGCATGTTATTAGCCAAAACTGCAATGTCAGTGAATTTTAATTCATTGGCCAACTGCGTTACTTTCATCCAATTCTGGAACATTTCAGTCTGAGATACCCCATATTGAAGTTCCAAAGTAAACTCCTCATACTTGGACCATCTTTCAATAGATATATCACCAGTTTCAATTTGGTAATTCTTTCCATTTGCTTTGAAGGTTTTGTCCTGGATATTTAGGTGTTTTAATTTCATAGATTAAAATTAGTATAATATTATTATATATTGATTTATTTATATTTATAAGCCAAGAAAATAGCTAAACAAATCGTGTAAGGAAAAAATATAAGATTGGCAAAATCTTCCATTTTATGACAATAATATATTTGAACCCACAATGTTAATTGCCCTGTAAAACAAATAGAACAAAGCCCTAATGGCTTGCCTAACCATTCTGGAAGCTTTCCAATTAAACGGCCATACCAATTCAACACATCTTCATACATTAGAATTGAAGTGAACACATAGCCAACGATTGAGCAACAAAAAGCCACCATCGACCAAAAAACAAGGGATAACAATAATTCTAACATGGGTCAGCTGGTATTAAAGGTGAAAGACAGCTACTACTTAATCGAAATGATGCTTTTATTTTCAACGAAAAGAAATCGAAAGGAGGCATTAAATATTGAGAATAAGTTTCTTGATAGCTGTATGATGAAAATATTGAAGCGCTACGAATTGAACTTGAGACTACGTTAAATTTCAACTTGGTAACAGGAGCTACATTCTGGAATGATTTAAAAATATTCATAATGTCAGCCATTGCATTAGCGGATACAGCTTCAACATTTCCAGCAATTTTTTTAGGACATAGCCAACAAACTAAAGTTATGTCAGATGTCCAATCGTTATTTCCTTCGTGTTTTGAGCCGCCATCTTCGACATAAAACATGCCTTTTATAGAATCATCAGGCACAAAGGCAATTGCGTTTTTCTCTTCAGCAACATCGACCTCTATAGGAAATCTAACCTGCTTTACCTTTCCTGATCCGCTATTATCTTCCTTAGTAATAGTTTGAACTAACCCAGCACCCTTATCAAAATAAGGAAGTGGAGTAAGAAGATCCTTTATTATTTTGCCAATTAGAACATTCATAATTTTATTTTTTCAAAAACTTTGTCTAACATTTTATTTGCTATTCCATTAAGAAACCTCTTTTCATCCTCATTCGGATAAAGGAAATCACCGTATAGTTTAAAACCGTAAAATAATCTTTGTGAAACTTCAGGATTATCTGATCCCAAATAAGCTTTTGCTACAAATCCACTTCTTTCAATTGAAACTACTTTTAGATTTTGAAAGGTCCTACCTGTAAATGTAAAATCAACAAAATTAGTTTGATGACCATTTGCTTCACGAACATCCTTCCAAGAAACCAATTCACCTGACTTTTTCTTATTCTTAATCATTCTATCAAAACCACTATTTTTTCGAGCGTAAGAATTTGACCATTTATCATTTGAGTATAAATAAGCCGGCACTCCTTTTTCAGAATAGCTTTCTCCCGGTATACCTTCTGACTGGATTCTACGAACCACATAACCTTTTTGATTCAATGCCATTTCAACTGCAATATTTTCTGCTTCAATTGGAAGTTCTTTTATTACACTTTCAAGCTTTGCAATGAATTCACCTAATTCTTTCATCTAATTAGACCTTTATACATTATGTTAGAATCATCGCATCCAACACAATCATTAATTTTTTCAAATGGGTACGTTTGAGCTAACCACAAAATTCGATTATCAAATTCTTTCCTAAAATGATTTCGTTTTCCCCACATATGCTCATTTGTAAGCATAGTGAACCTGTTAACCTTTCCAGAAGACATAACTTCCTCAATAAGAAATTCTTGAGCTTTATAGGCAATAGCATGAGCAATAGTATTGCTTTCATCTAATTCCAAAAGGTTACAAATAGATTCCTTTGAGGTGCAATCAATCTTAGCATCCACATATATACCATAAGAATATATTTGATCGGAACTGCTTCTCAAATTATCTAAAGAAGACCCTTGAACACCTCCAATAGATAAATAAGATTTTAAAATTCTCTCCATACCTCCGCAAGAACATGTTGCTTGGTTGTCTCTCGGAAATCCTGATAAGGAAGTATCAATAACAAAGTAGTAATCTATTGATATGTTTTTTTCATCGTAAAGAGGAAGTTCCAATATTTCATCCAATTTATGTGTTGATTGAATATTAGTAATAGTTTGAATTTCAAACGTTTTTACAATGGATAGTTCCTCATTTTGGGAATACCCTTTATACACATTTATGCTGACATTAACTTCACTTCCCCAAATCAATCCAATTGAGGAAATTTTAATAGAGGAACTCCTTAATAACCTAGTTCTAAGTCTTAATCCAACAAATCTTGAAAGGCCATTTAAAGTTCTTAAATGATTAGTTTTTCCGATACGGCCATCAAATTTTTGGAATTTATTAGCATACCCTCCATTGGTTGCGTATTGAGCTAAAATAGATTCTATAAACTGATCGGTTGCACGCTTACGTGCTGACCTAGATTTTGTTAGGAAATCCTGGCAATCAATTTTTCCAATAGCAGATAGTTTCAGACCACCTTCGACTTCATCGAGATAAATTCCTGATTTGCTTATTTTATCATCTGGTGTTACATCTTGAGAAGCACATTCACATTCAGTATTTGATATTCCTATAATTTTATCTAAACATTCCATTTTTTAAGTATTAAAAAAGGGAAGGGCTCTGCCCTCCCCCAATCAACCATAGTACTACCCCTAATACTAACGATATTCTTTATACTGCTGCTTTCTTCTTGAAAAGTAAAACACCAGTGATGTTTTCATTACATCTGATAGGATTTAACCACAATCCTGTGCGGATTTTATAATTCCAAGAATGCCAGATCTTACCATTAATACACTCCATTTTGTAGGTTACATCGTACCTCAAACCAGGGATGTAGTTTGAAGGGACAGAATAGCGAGTAACAGATGGATTCTTAATTTCTCTTGGTGTTTCTGGGAAACGAGACTTTGAGCCGAATGCAATTGATCCAGGATCAAGAACGATGGTTACATCTTGCATTGCATTAGCATTGAAACCAAACAAATCATTGCGATATGTCAAATCTCCATACATGGAAGCAGCAGCTTTACCATCATCGTTACCCAAGAACTTCTTAGAACGATAGTTATCTTGAAAAAGATTGCCTCCATCTAGGACCAATAATGAACTAAACTTGTTCATTACACCAGCTTGTTGTAGGTAAGGGAAAAAACCTTCTGCTGTGAAATTTGCAGCAGGAATTTCAGTGTAGCCTCCAACATTTGTACCTATCGTACCGGCTCCAGCATATTGATTAACTCCTCCGAACGTCAACAGCTTAGCTGCAAGTTTTTTGTTTAGCTTATTGATCAGGTTCCTTTCAACACCCATCAATGATACAGCGATAGCTTCCTCCATTTTAATAAAGTTACCACGGAACTTTTCTTCGTTAACCTTGAAAGAATCTTCAACAAAAGTGTCAATTGCTTCAAGTTTCGATTTGCTTTCAGGTTCAGTAGCAACGATATCACAAGAATCATCATCGGTAACGGTATCATCCGAATTGTCTTGACAGAAATCAACCCAGTTGACAGAAACCTGACGATCCAAAGATTCATCTTCAATTTCTTTCACTGTAGCTGTTTGTTGCTCCTTTATAACCTTGGCCGTTGCCAAATCAGGGTTATAATCACGATTTTTAACTTTATCGTACCATTTTTCCTCCATTCGGAGTTGTAATTCTGTTAGCGCGGTTTTATTGAATTCTCCTGCTGCCATTTTAATCTATTTTTTTAAGTGAACAGTTACGCCTGCTGCTTTTGCCAAGCATCTCTAACTGCGCCCCTATCTTCAACTGAATTATTGGTATCTGAAATGTATTTCAAGTATTCAGCTTCATTCTTAGGGACGAAAGCAGTTCCATTTGAAGAACCTCCGGATTTATTACCCTCACTACCACGAGCAGAAGATTGTTTAAAGTCAAAATAGGTTGAAGCAGTATTTTTCACCAATTGATTGAAATCAATCAGATTTCCATGATCATCACCTAATGCTTTGCCATCTTTTTTAACAATAAATGAACCGTCCTCAGTAGTGTCATAGTCGTATCCTTCCAATTCACGAAGCAATACCTCACGTTGTTTAGCTGCTTTCGCTTTATCTTCAGATAAAACTGGATTTAATCCTTCAAATACTTCAAGGGCTTTGGATTTGACAGAAGAAAGTGTTCTTTCACGATTGAATTTAGTTTCCGCTTCTTTAACAGCTTCGGAAACTTTAGTTTCTGTTTCTTTAGATGTATCATCAAGCTTCTTTTGTAACTGGATATATAGCGACGACTTTTTAATATCATCATCGGTAAGTCCATTTTTACCAGCTTGTCGATCTAAAGCGTGAACAGCTTTAATCAAATCAATTCCTTTAAGGTTTTCATCATTCAAATTGAAATCCGCTCTAATCTGTTTTTCCAAATCCTTAAGACTTTCAGACTTCCCTTTCTTGTGGCCATCATTAAAAGCATCAGTCTTTAAAGTGGAAATTCGTCCTTTATCTGATTCTAAAATCGTGGACAATTCAGCTTGAGCATCGAAATCCTCTCCATCTGCCTTTGCAACAAGAGCAGCAACTTGTTCATCTGACATCTTATAAACGGTCGTCAGCAATCCCGCCAGTAATATTTGTAATCCTTTCATAGGAATGAATTATTTTGTTTCTTCGGTTGTTGGTTTATTTACTTTGATTGTTGGAGCAGATACCACAACATAGTTTTTTGCGATTTGATCATTCGCTTGAATGGTTTCCCATTCTTTAGGAGTAACATCCAACTCAACCTTGGAGCGGACATTTTTAATTCTAAATTTTTCACCAGCCATTACTTCGCTTCTTCTGGAGTTTCAACTTTAATCTGCCATCCGTTTTTATCTGCTGGCAATGAATCCCAGGCAGGTTTCGGAAATGTTCGTTCCTGATCTCCTTTTACAGCAATTATATCGGTACTTTCGATTGGCTTAGAAGAATTTAAACCTGATTTATTGAGAAAAGCATTTTCAAATTCTTCGATAATTACTTTTGAATTCTCGATAGCCTCATTTGCAACCTTAAGAGCTTCTTCTAAATCCTTAACTAATAATTCTTTGCTATCTAACGAATCCCTTAAATCCTCAACCTCTACTTCCTTCCCTTCCAACATCCTGTGCAAATCAGCATTTTCTTTTTTGTAAGAGTCCAATTCTTTTTTCAGTTCCTTTTCTAGGTCGGTCTCTTGATTTAAGTTTGTAGATGGTTGCTTTTCAATATCCAATTGTTTAGCTGTATCAGCATTCTTGGAATCCTTCTTGTTTTTTGTTAAATCTTCCATATGGATAATATTAGATTATAAATATTTAATACAAATATATTAATATTTTTTATTTACAAATTATTATAGTTAAAATGATTGCTATTATTAATGGAAAACAATATTTGATTTCAATTTTTAATAATTTATATTAGTATTTGCTAACTATAAAAACCAAATATGATTAATATATTTTATGTCCAAAATCCCCAAATTTTAAAGCCTGCAACTTGGAAAGCTTTAGTTGAAATTTTAAATATTAATACTGTAATTGATTTTCTCATTTACAATGATCCAAATTATGATTATTCGAGTGCATTAACCGCTCATAATGAAGTTTTCAATAAAGTGCCTAGAAAGTACAGCGCTCATAAATATATTCCAAATGACTTTCATGCTTTAGAAACAACTGAAAAAGCAAAAATCATAACTCAAAAAAAGAATTATTTTCTTTCTAAAATCTTCGATAATGCCAAAGAATATAAAGGTCCAATGTCCCCAGATCGGAAAAAAGTTAATATTCAAAACAGCAATAATTATTTGATAATTTATCATTGGAATAAAAACTTAGATCAAATGATGAGATATATTCATTTTGGGATAAAAAATCAAAGTATCTGTAACCCCAGATTCATTGCTCAATCGGATTTAAGATTAGATTTAAAATCTATAGATCAATATCAAGGAAATTGGACGCCTGTATCAATAAAAAACGTATTAAATGAATTAGAAGAAAAGTACAACCTCAGCTATAATCAAATTTTCAAGGAAGAATATTTAGAAGCAGTTCAAAATAAGTATCAAGAACATTTAGATAGGTTAAAATATGAAATGGATGAATATAATATTCAAGCTAGAATTAACCAATCTAATCAAGATATAGAAGATAATTTAAATGAAGGAAGAAATGAAGTCCAAAGTTGGAGAGAAGATTTTGGATCTATGGATTTCGATGATTAAAAACTAAAATTTAACGATATTTTTTTTGCATTATTAAATTTAAGGTTTATATAACAAGGTCCGGCCGTAAGGCAAATGCCATTTCTTCTGAAATATAATCAATCGAGTGCCGACAACCATAACCGCCCCTATGAATCAAAGGATCGTAGTTAGGTGGCTTTGCGTTATTGTCTTCTTCGCTCTCCCATTTTTTCGCTTCATCTGTCGAAAAAACCTGGCCATTTTTTCTAATACAAAACGATCTTGAAGTTTTAATAATACCTCCATTGTAAATAAAATATTTTAATTCAAGTTCTTCAGATAATAATTTGCTTTGTAATGCATCGACTTGAGAATAGGTATCATACGCATAATTCCTGTAAAATCTTTCAAAAATGCCCATCCTGTCCGGTTCACCTTCAATAAGAGTTCTCAATCCTTTGCGGAATGATTCAAATTCAGATTTTGAAGCCATTCCCTGACGCACAAAATCTTTTAGCTTTTCACCCACTTCCGGAGAATCAAACAGACCCTGCATATATCCTTCACGAACAATTTTTCCATTTTTATCAAAGCCAAGCCTATTAAAAACAATTTCATTTATCTGGTCAGCTGTCGCTTTAAAAAATTTCTTGTCTGCAGTTATGGATCCATAATAAACTATGTTTTCATTTAGGATATGTTTCACATTTGAAATCATCTTAATCAAAACCTTTTTGAAAGTTTTTGATTTAATATCCTCCATCATTTTATCCAACTTTAGCAATAGCTTTTTATTTTTTGAAGAATACATGATTTTATGCTCTTCCAGCTCAATCTTTTCAACAAGAGCAATGAGAAAATCATAAGCAAATTTATTTTGATTATTGACAACCAAACTATTCAACTCTTTTACAGATTGCTCGATCCAATCAGGTTTTTCGGAAATCCTTTCCAATTTAGCCTTAGCTTCAAATACCGTCATCGCTCAAAGTATTAAGGCTTATCAATTCTGGTTTTGGCTTTAATTCAATTTCCAATTCATCAATAAACTTCTCAATGATTGCTTCTTGCTTTTCAAATTTCAATTGCCAAAAACCCATATTCTCTTTTTCTGCTCTTCTAAATAAACGTTCAAAATTTGCGAACAATAATTTATCCCTAAAAGGAACTAAGTTCAATGATAATAATGAATCGACCTCGCCCTCAGTTTTTCCAGGAAAAGGATAAAACAATTGTTTAACTTGATATTTTGCAAATTCTTCAGGCTGGTCCACAAATGTCTGTTCAGCGATATCATCATTTATTTTAGCACGGACGAATGAAGGCGCTCCGGAATCATTGGCCTCTTTAAGATTAGCAATCAATTGGCTAGTAGTTTTAAGCTTAAAATCATTAGGATACCTCATATCGATTACCAAATCATCCGTGTAAGTTTCGGTGATTTTGGCTATCATTTGAACAATAGAGGACCAAATTGCCGTAATCTTTTCAGAAAAAGGATGCAAAGTATCATAGACATTATCCATATCCTGATCTCTTTCAGTAGCTGTGGCAACTGTCGTTTTCTTAATCAATGAAAGAGTATTAAATACGGTGGCATGAATTTTTTGTTCGTATTTATCTAGAATCTCCTCCTGGAATTTTAATAAATCTATTGGAGGAGCTTTGTATACCATTAATTTATCTAAATCTACCATATCATCTGATCTCTTTGGAATAGGCATATACACAGCGTCCTGAGCACTCGTATGAACAGCGATCCCAGAGCCTTTACAAGAAGGACAAGCCTGTCCATCTGTATCCATGCCATCACGACAAGGAGATGCAGCAGTTCCAGGGCACGCCTGAACATACTGAAATTTTTGAGGAAAAGCATGAAGTGTTTTTGAAAGATCTGCCTCTGAATCTAAATTGATTGATTTTTTGAAATATGGCACGGCAGAATGAAAAGGATTAACATATGTTACTTCTTTAGTTCGCTCATCACCTAAATAACCAATGCTAAAAACAGGGACTACATCTAATAAAGTATTATGCTCTCTTACCGCATATTTATCTCCACTTTGAGATTCCCAAATAACCTCATTGGATTGGGGTGTATATTTATTATTTACACGCTCGTAAGCGATAACAAAACCAATTCCGTAAAATGTGAATTTGAAGCCATCCTTTTTTTTCTTTTCTTCATCAATATATTTAATAGGCTTTTTATCAAGGATCCATTGAAGGCTATTATTTTTATATTCAAAATTGATTGCCTGACTTGCTGGAATTTCATAAGGATAAGGAGAAGCTCTTTCATAGTTATTATCAAATGAGTCCCATTCAAGTACAACAAAAGCATTGGGATCTAGAAACGAAAGAGATTTGAAGCGAGTTTGCAACCAATAGTCTAAACCGCTGTTTTGATTCTCGGAACTATAGAAGATCATGAGCTTGTCTGAAAGTATATCGATGTTTCTCTCATCTTTTGACTCAATGCGTTTTACTAATGGATCAGTACGCAGCACCTTTTCAAAAGGATTAATCACTGATTTTGATAGAGCTTCGACTGTTGTAATTGTTAACTCAACCCTTTGTTTAAAAGCCTCCTTATCTTCACGACGCTCATACCGGTTAAGTAAATCAGTAATCGATTCCCCAGTAATTAATTGTGCATAAAGTTTCGCTAAATTGCATACACGTAGGTAATTAGTATGGGTAGTTTTCTTTTCAATTGCGTCGATTATAATTTCCTTGGCCTGATCTATTGAAAGCATAATGTTTTTATTTACACAAATATATTAATATAAAATACAATTATTTTTATATTTTAAGCGTCAAAAAGTTTATCACAAAGCTCGCATATAAGATATTCCATTGCATCAGTTGTATGTCCATATTTTTGATATGTTTGCTTAGTAACCGGATCCTTTACGACCTCCTTTAATTTACCATCCGATCCTAATTTTAAGTATTGAAAATCTTTTATTAACTCAGGGCAACCAACTGAATCCACACGAATAATTACATGATGAATTCCACCTTTTAGAATCTCCTGAATAAATTTTCTTCTCTTCAGGACCGAAGGGTTACGTCTCATAGTCCTGTCTGAGGCGTTAAATATCAAACCATGCAATTCAAATTCAACGTCATCATAAATACGATATTCCCCTTTTCCAGGCACTCGATTATGTCCTGATCCATCACCATAGTAAAAAACGGTATTCACTTTGCCGGAATAGTCTGCTTTAAACTGGGTCACAACTCCCTTTACATCATTTTGCGGAGATTTAAGACAATATTCTTTAAAGAACCTAATCTCCATAACCTGAACAAGTCTATGGCCTTCAGAAAAATTATCAAAGTATCTATGTTCGCTATCCACCCATTTAGTTAAAGTTTCAACCTGAGCACATAGCATGGTCATATATGGAAGAACATTAAAGTCAAATGACAAATGAACTGGTTTATTTTCAACGAAAGGAACCGATAGAACATGTCGCAAGCGATCAAACTCGTCGTAAAACTCCCCTCCAGTTTGACTGAATGGATAACCATATACAAATTTTAATGCATCACCTTTTGTTAATGTTTTTAACCGATTTTGTATATAGTTTCTTGGTAAATTATGAGCATTGTGATGTGTAGAATAAATAACAATGGCTTTGCCGTCAATCTCTTTGTAGAAGAAATCCGGAAAGGCAGTTATCTTCTCTAGAATTTCTGCATCATATTTATGGAGATTGAACATATCAATCAGCCATTCAGGGGTAGCAACCGCTGGTGATGTGTTGATACAAACCGGATTGAAAGGTTCAAATTCATCAGTCCCTTCTTCGAGGTAGACCAGTTCACCTAATTCATTTACAAATAATCCAGGCTGTGACATCCGACCAAGGATAACTGAAGTTAACGCTTCTTCTTTAGTATCCTTAGTTTCGTCTAATTCTGCCCATCCTAATTCCTTTCCATCATGCGCTTCATAATTATCTAAAGATGCTATATAGATAATTGCTCCATTACGAAATGAAACAATACCATCATACCTATCATAAGCTTCGTTAATAGTAAAATGAGCAGGTGGTTTTTTATTAACCACATAAACACCAGAAGGATTTCTAGTGCGATCGTACTCTGTTATTCCAAATTCTTGCTTCCAAACTTTCCGTACAGCTACTAAGGTTGATTGAGAAAGCTGCTTATAAGTATTTGCAGCAATCATTCCCCTCATTTTTGGGAAGTTCTTTACATAATACCCGGACTTGAAACCGATCATGTGGGATTTGCCAACACGCTGGCCTGCCATATTAAGGGTTACCGGCTGTCGGCTAAACAGGACTTTCTTCTGAGGCTCGCTGAATGTCGGCATTTTCTAAGCTACTCCTTTCAATTACATTGACAGTCAAATTAACTGGAGCTAATGGATCTATTTCATCGTCTGGTTTTTCGACTTTGACTCTTTCGACATATTGACCTTTTAGCCTTGAAATATCCTGTAAAATTTTCAAGGCAACATCCGCACATTTAGGATTATCGCCTTGTTTTTCCATTTTTCTAAAAAGGGAAAGTCGTTGCTCAATACCAGTAAACAGATCTAGCTCACTATCCTCACTCAAAGTATCGACAAAAGCAGTCCTGGCTCTTTTAACATAGTTAAGAGTCATTGTCCTATTTATATTCCAATTCTCCTTAGCATAAAATTCGATCTCCCTGTTTGAGAAACCTTTTATGATCATCTGTTGAACTATGGATATTCTTCTAAGAACCTCGTTTTTATCTGCTTTTGTCTCCTTTGGCATTATAGAAGCTTAATAATTGCAATATGTCGCCTTAACTCGGTTATTTCATTTTCTAATTGTAGTCTAGTAAATTGCCTAACTGAAACAGAACCTTGGGATGAATCTTCCGGAGACATCAGATCGGCACTTTCATGGTATTTAATAGCCTCAAGTTTAATATCTAATTGTCCATTTAGATAATCAAGTACTTTTTCTTTCATGGTCAAATCTGCTAGACTTAAATGTTCATTCATTGTATTTGGGGTTGTTTTTCCCGAAAATACTAATATTTTTAGTTTCTATATCTCAATTGCTTTCAAACTATCTTCAACATTTGTAAGTACACCTATTTCTTCCGGAATTGATTTAATATTCCCTTTGTAGAAAACAAGTACATTTTGATGCATTTTCCCAACCTTACGATATTTTGGGAATTGCTTCCCCATTCGCATAGGTAAAGAACCGGCAACATTCACCAATATTATTTCATTATATAGTTTCATTCCAGCATCTTGGAATGCCGATATGGTATCAGATACAAAGTTCCTATAATTCCCATCCTTATCTCGAATATCACCAACAACAAAAGATGCGAAACGATTATCTTTCAAGTGAGAAACCGCTTTTGAAATAATACTGCGATAAATATCAATAAATTGGTCATATTCCATATTACTGAGGTCCGCAGGATCTTCACTATATTTTTCAAGGTCATGATAAGGTGGGCATGAGAAAATGAAGTCCCTTCTTTCTAATTTTTGATTAAGTATTTCATTACTATCACCAACAATCCAATTTGCATTCTTATTCAAATTTAAACTTAATGCCTGTTTCTCGTTTGCAACTACTTGATCACTTCTTAAATCAATTCCATCATAGAAATAACCAAGATATGCTGCCACAAGACCTCTGACACTTCCTCCTGCAAATGGATCTAAAATAGAACCTCCATCTGGGCAGAACCATCTATAACAAACCTCTGCAAGAACTGGGTCAAAAATACTTGCACCCTCGTAAATATGCATTTTCCTCTTTTTGGCTTCTGCAATAATTTCCGACCATTCAGGATCACGGCCTAATGCTTCACGCATTTTATTTCTTAAATCGTATATCGCAGTGGATTGGCCACTTTCAGCAATCAATTCAATGTCCTCCCTGGTCTCTTGTGAATTAAAACCTAATGAGTTCCACGATCGCTTACGATCTTGCCAATATCCTTGCCTAGAATCTAAAATAGAAAATGGAGGAATTAAGAATTTATCCTGAAGGGATTGAGATTCAATTCCGGTAGCTTCTCCAATTTCTTTATTTAGAGCTGATAAGAAATCAATATCATCAAATTCCGGCAAGTCAATTTTTTGTAGCATTTCTTTTGCGTCCAATTCATACTGATTGAGAAATTCTTCAAATCCTGATTGAGAAACTTTCGCATACACCGATGAATATTGCAACACCAACTTGGCAGCTTCTTGTTTATTTTCACAATGGACAAAAGTTGCTGGGAGCAATTCCGGAATTGAATGGCCTTCACTTAGTAATAAATCATTGGCAATAGTTCGATGGAAACCATCCAAACAAAACAATGTTCCCTCAAATTCCCAAACATAAAAGGGCTGGGTAATACTATTGCTTAGAATGGAATTCTTAAGCTTTTGCATCTCCTCTTTTGTGAATTCCTTGAAGGATTCAGACTGAAGGAATTTAAGCTCACGCCAATTGATTTCTTCTGTTTTTATTACTCTGTTGGTTACGGATTTGCTCATAAAAGTGTCTAACATATTTCAATAAATACAAATATAATAGTAATATTTATTGAAGTATTAATAATTAGATTTTATATGTTTTTTAATTTTTTAATAATAATGATTGAATATGTCATTCAAAAAATTAAATTGAAGAATAGGAGGTTTAAAATTTGTAAAAAACCAATATTTTTACATTCAATTTCATATTATTTATTAATAACCAAATTATGCAAGCGTTCATCACAGAAATAAACATCAAAGAATCTATTAATGTTAAAAACTTATTAATATCATTATCAAGAAACAAAAGACAGCACCTAATTCTTACAGGTAAAAATGGTAGTGGAAAAACTAATCTTTTGAAAAAATTATATGAATATTTGAAATACTACTGTGGTGGAGGGAATATAGAGTTTTTAAAACTATTGACTTATAAAGAGAATTTGGAAGAATCGTTGAAAAAATATAATAATGATTTTAATACTAATCACACTTTACAAGAAGTAAAGGAGTCACTTAAAAATCATAATGATGATATTTCCTTTAAATTTTCTCAAGATGATTATACCACAAATAATCCTTTTTTAATATTTTTTGATGCTAGAAGAAATATTGAGTTCACTCAAGTTACATCAATTATTAAACCAAGCAATTTTGAATTCGACAACCAGGTAAATAAAAAATTTCTACAACATTTGGTTAATTTAAAAGTCCAAAGATCATTTGCGAGAGATGATGGAGATTTAGAAGCAGTTGAAAAAATTGATAATTGGTTTAATACATTTGAAAATAGATTAAAAATTATTTTTGAATCTGATAGTTTAAGTCTAAACTTTAACAGATCTAATTTCAGTTTTAATTTAATAATCGATGGTAATCCTATTGAATTTAGTTCTTTATCAGATGGGTATGCAAGTATAATAAGTATTGTATCGGATTTGTTAATGAAAATGAGTAACAATGAAAATCTACTTTTTGAAGTCCATGGAATTGTACTAATAGATGAAATTGAAACACATTTACATGTAGATCTTCAGAAAAATATTTTACCTTTTTTAATTGATTTTTTTCCAAACATCCAATTTATAGTATCTACTCATTCTCCATTTGTTCTTACTTCTATTGAAAATGCTACTATCTGTGATTTAGAGAAAAAAATTGTCACCTCTGATTTATCCGCATATTCATATGATACAATAATTGAAAGCTATTTTGGAAGTGATAAATATTCAAAATTAATTAAAGAGAAAGTAAATAGGTATGAAGATTTATTAAAACGTGACAATCTTACTAATGATGAGCATTACGAACTTATTAATTTAAAAAAATATTTTGAAAATGTTCCAACTTATTTTGCGCTAGAATTACGATCAAAACTATTAGAATTAGGAATTTATCAAAATACTAAACCTGAAAATTTGAATTAATGCTTTTTTTTAAAAAATCTACTCCCGATCCCGAATGCCTTAACTATGAAAAAACAAAAGCATCGGGCGATTATAAATGTGGTGATGTCCTAGAAAGACTTAGGAATGATTTTGCAAATAAATGTTATTTATGCGGTACAAAAAATCCAATTTCTTTAAATGTAGAACATTTCCGACCTCATAAATCGAATATAGATTTAAAATTTGGATGGAAAAATCTATTTTGGGCGTGCGTTCATTGTAATTCTACTAAAGGAGATGGTTTCGTTGACATAATTGATTGTACTGATATTAACCAGAATATAGAAAATAGATTAAAATTGATTATAAAACCTTTTCCTAAAGAAATACCAATAATCGAAGCTCTTGACAGTGAATCAACAACGATTTCAACAAAGAAGCTTTTAGATTTAATTTATAATGGATCAACTCCATTAAAAGAAATTGAATCTGCTAATCTACGAGATGAGATACTTAAAGATATTGTAGAGTTTCAACAATATCTTTTTGAGTACACAAAAGATTCAAATACTAAAGAATTGAAATTAATTATGCTCGAAAAAATTAAATCGCATTTAAGCAAGAAATCGTCATTTACTTCTTTCAAAAGGTGGATTATTAGAGATAATGCAGGTTTAAAATTTCTTGAAGAATATTTTGACTAAGAACTATTATTAAAAGTGGTCGAATTTGACCACTTTTAATATCTTTATCATTTACACCTATAACATTCTGATAGTAGGTGGATCGTTGGCCGATGGTGTGATATCGGAAGTATATCCGGTAATCAAATCATCTTCTGTCAGTAAAGTAACCGTTTTGCTAAACTTTGGAGAAACATCTGGACTTACTCCGTTACAGATAAGGTCAAAATGCGGAACCTTCTCCAAGTCTTTTTTGAGCTCAATAGATACCTTTTCATCAAAAGATGCGTACGCTGTGCCAACCATCATAAATGAAAAATTCCGATCAATGCAATTGCAACAAATCTTTTCATTAGTAAATGGTAATTAATAAATAAATGAACTATTTGCTGTCTATCCAGCTGTCTTAATATTTTTAAGTTTTTTTGATTAAAAAATTGCCGGCTATCTCACGACCACCGGCACACTAACCAATTATAAACCTAAATTATGAACGATTTAAAAAGACCTCCTTTTGACCTTAATAACCCCAAACCAAAAGACCTGCATCACGTTTTTCTTGATTGGTTGAGAAACTATATCCGGTCAATTTAAAGAACTCTTCATGAGTAATTTTGCCTTCTCGGCCTTTCCATCTTTTCTTTAATGGTCTTATACCCTGACAAGGAATTTTGAGATACTCACACATCTCAATTATTTTTCTTCCAACTTCATGATTTGCACCTGTCCTAGAACCAATATTTGATGAAACTCTAACACCTTTCGATTCGTTATGAAAATTAGCTTTCTTAATCAACCAGGATGCTTCAACAATTACTTCTTTGATGAGTTCTTTCTTTGAGACCAATAAGTCAAATAACTGGAAGAAAGAAAGGGCATAAAGTTCCAACGTTTTGCTTTCTCTTTGATAAATAGCTATTCCATTCTTATCAACATCTGGATCTATGCCAATTACCACCCCCTTTTTCATACTCAAATATAATATTATTTTAATATAAATTACAATTATATTAATATTTTAAAATAATAAAATCTGCCCCTTTTTATTAACAAGTAGTTCTTCAACCGGATCAGAACTAAGTTCTTCAGAGCCCTCAACACTTGATTCCTTAATTTTTTGAATTATAAAGGGATTTGCATTTGATTCATAATAATAAGGTAGGTAATGATTAGTTCCTGGATCATATACCTTGCGGACATTATATGTTTTAAAATGTTGTAGAGTTAATGTATCCATGTGCGCTACTTCTCCTACCATGGTATTCAAAACCATATTAATTAAAGTCATCTTTACACAGGTCAGATCGAGATCACTTCCATAAAATTTTAGATTTCGATTTCTTTTCGCAGCTGCTAATAACATTCGGCCAGAACCACATGCGCAATCCAATACTGATTTACCATCCTCCAATTGGTCCGGAGCAATAGTCATAATTGACATCATATCACAAATTGGTTGAGGAGTGAAAAATTGTCCATTATGACCGTGGCTTACTAGATCCATAAATAGATCACCCAACGCATCGGTAAAATCAAAACTTGCTGTAGCCATCAATTCAAACATTTGAAAAAACATAATATGTTCTTCCTTAGTTGTGTATCGCTTCTCCAGTTCTTTAAAATCCTCAGCCTTTTTATTGATATTGAGCATTAAAACCGCATAATCTATAAAATCTGTAAATACTTCTGAAACAGTCCTGCGATATGCTATTTTTTCAAAATATGAAGCAAATTGCTTCTGAGCTTCCTCAGGTCGAAGCTGCTCGATTGGTTTATGTTTTTTCATTTTTTGCGTGAATGAAGTTGTGTTACTATTGCAATAATATAAGTTAATAATTACATCAGAAAGTTTATTCGTATATTTAAATCACCAATTATTATTAAATGAAAAGTTTTGATTTTTATAAAAGCTTATATGAACGAGAGCTAAAAAGGAGACATGATTTAGATTCACTAATTAATTTACCTCTTACTTTAATAACCGCTCTAGTTACTGTTATAGGTTTTATAACAAAAAACCATGAATTACATTTTTGTAAATTGGATTTTTTCACGTTTATGCTCACCCTCACAAGTATTTCTATTATAATTAGTATATATTTTTTGACAGCATCATTCAATAATTTATTTGTTGGTTATGGGTACAGAAACTTTGCATACACTGAAAAACTTAGGCAATATGAAAAAGAAATTGATAAATTCAATAATGCTGTTACTGATGATAAAAAGATTGATTATGAGAATAAATTAATAGAAAGGATGAATAAAATTACTGATTACAATATCATCCTAAATGATAAGAGAAGCAGGTTTTTATACTATGCGAAAACAACAATCATTATATCATTATTTTTAACAGGAATCTTATTTTTTATTAAATCAATATATTATTAATTATGAGTGATCCAAATCAAGAACAAAATGACCCGGTTTATATTCCGGCGGAGCCGATTGAGCCAGTATTTCCTGCAGACAGGATTGAAAAAGGTGAACAACCAATCGGTCCAGATTCAAAACCTTACCCATTAGAAAACGGAGATTAATCTCCGTTTTCTATATGGGAATCCCTTTAACGTTCATTGTATCTAAATTCAAAAACAAACCCTGATGATCAATTTGGCCTTTAGATATTAGTTTCCAGAGTAAATTACAACCTAATTGAGCAAGTGTAGAATTGATAAACATATCCTGCTTAGTCAGGGCTTCAGCTAAAGAGCAGCTTGGTCCTTGATCTTCTTCTTTATTAGATTTCAAATCGAATAATTGGTCGACATTTTTTAATGCTAGCTTTCCAATATGAAAAGCAGACCCTAATATTACCTGTCCAATATTTCTGCTATTTCCAAAGTCTAACCAATACAATAAACTATTATTATCAAATGATTTGTTTAGGAATGAAGTGTCTTTTTTGAAAAGATTGGATACTTGAATTCTGGAACTGATATTATCAGTACAAGTAATTACAAAGTTTGATGTCTTTTCATTATAGTTTTCCGGAACTGCCTCCCAATCAAAGCCGAAGAAACGGTTGATACGTGTGATTGAAGAAATTGCTTTGTTAACTCCTAAATCAGTTGGTGAAAACATTTGTCTTCCAATATTTGCTTCAGAAACGATATCTGAATCATATGCAATAACATGAATTCCTGGATGACCTAATGCAATCAAACCTGTATTTATTCGAGCCAAACAAGATAATACTTGTGTGCCGGTACCTCCTATCCCAATAACTGAAATTGTTAACAAATGGGTTGGGTTAATTATATATGGATGTGTTATATGTTTTTTCATTATCTTTAAATGCTAACTTTTAATATTTATGAATGATAATTCTCCTATCTACATTGAAATTCAGATCTATACGGAGATTGAGACTGAGGATTTAAATGAAGATGTTTTATTTGAACTTTTTAAAGATGAACTTTTATCCTCCTCAATGGAGTTCGATGGTCCTTTAGATAGAATTTGTGGTGAAATTGCTTTAACACTGTCTTCTGAAGGTGGAAGCCCAGATGTTGATGACCTAGAAATCGAAGGTTTTTCATTTGATGAAGAAAGTTTAACTGGTGAATTCATATTAAATTATACTGTAAATCGAATTTTTACCTGTTCAGATTTAAATTCCCATGATAGAAGCTATTTAGAATTTGAATTTGTTTTCGATTTACCTAATCAAACATTCAAATGCAGTTCAATTAATAACTTTTCCCAATTTAGTCCTGAATAACTATTTCCATAAATCATTCAATTTTTTCTTTTTTTCGATTAACTGATCGATTGGGAATTTCCCTCCAGTCTTAATTAAATCTTTCCAAGTAAGGGTAACATTATCCTTCGTTACTGTATTGGCATTTAGATGAGTGAATTCTGATGCCCAAAAGATAGTTTCCCAATAATTGATGATATCCTGGAAGGTATTTCCTTTCATTTTAGTTTTTGCTGATCCTTGGCATACTCCACCTTCGTTAGAACAATTTGGAAATGGTGGAACACATAAAATAGGATTTTCACTTTTTAAATCTTTAACAGCAAAAACCGATAAAGCTTTCCCTTTTACTTTGAAAATCATATCCGGAACAAAGGCTTCTCCATTTCCAACGAATTCATCTCTGAAGTAAAGCATACGCTTTTTACCAGGGCATTTCCAGATGAAAATTTCATTATCTAAATCCATATAAACCATATTACTCGGAACCAATCCTTTAGGTTGAGCACTTATTTTTTGAGACTTAAAAGAATTAAGAATATTTTCAATTGTTTCTGCAGCTAATGGTTTTCCAGACAGTACCTGCCCGTTATCATTAATATCATGAGATTCAAAATAATATTCATAGTTAGATCTATATCCAGCTAGAATAATAAATGGACTCATTTCCTCAACTAGCTTTTCTGTTATTTTGTCCATAATCTTGAATTTGTTTTGAAAAGTTTGAATATTTATTGAATAACTGGTTCATTAGTATAGGGAATTTTGAATTGTGGACAGGAATGCTATCCATTTCAATAGTAATACGAGTTGAAGAAGTAGGACAACCAACCCCTTCATTAGCTACATTATTAATATAGTCCTCCCAATAATCAAACAAATCATCTAAGTCATAAACTATGCAGAACTGCTCGGCAAATGAAAATATTGGGTTAAAATCATCTTCAAATTGATCAACAAAATCATATAATGATTCTTTAAGATTATATATCTCAAGCACATCCAAATAAAATTTAGAAACCGGGTGTTTAGGATCTAGGGACTCCTTTAATGTTCTAAGATCAGAATGGCTATCAGGCACTTCATCTTTAATAGCTAATAAAGCTGATTGAGCCTCACCATTTTCATAAAACGACCTCAATACATCTAAATCTTGAACACGTTCATTATATTCCTCCTGAACTCCTTCAGCATCACCATGGTATTCCATAAGTTGTTCAGCCTCATCTTCCATCCACTCTATGCAGTATTCATAATAATTTTGCCAAATACCACATCCTTTACTTAAAAGCATTTTGATTGCACAATTAAGAAATTGAATATATCTTTCATCATGGCCATCTAATGAATCTATGATTTCTTTATAAAGAAGGATATTGTACTGTTCAGATTCGTAATAAACAGTTCGATATAAGAAGAAATATTCCATTTTATTCAATACTGAATCCTCAATTACATCTACCATTTTTGTTCCGGCATATATTGAATTAATGTGCTCTAGCATTACTTTTATTGGGTTCAATACATTCAAATCCTTTGGTTTAATTAAAAACAATTCAACAAATCGAATATATGCTGGAACTAATTGTTCCAGCTCTTTATTTTGATTACAAACTAATTTTGGAGATAACCTTAAGGAATAAAGTCCATTTGCAACGATGGGAGAAAAACCTTGACTTTTCTTTCCCTGTTTGCGTAAAGGTTTGGATCCTTTACCTCGAGTGACAATGCTCGACCCAATTTGGAGTGTATTTCTTTTTGACTCAGTTTTTTGCATGAGATTATGTTTTTGCGTGATTTACTCATTGTGTTATTTGTTGATAAAATAATTCCTCAATATTTTCCAGGTTTCTCTAACAGATATATTTGCACTTTTATGTGCAAATAAATCTTGTCTCTTTACTGTTAGATAAGCCTTAAGGGTTAATTTCCTCTTTGGCATGGATTACTTTTTTAGTTAGAATAATATCATCCCTTTCAATTGCTTTTTGGAGAGGATAAGCTCCATTATGATCATCATAAATAGATATTTCTCCTTGGTAATTGATAACTTCAACCTCTCCTTTTCCCAATCCTTTGATTTCTATAATCAATGTATCTCCGATATTAATCACTTGTCCTGATTTATCTTTATAATTCGCCATAGATAATTTTAATTACTGTTTTAACATTGCTGGCATAATTAACACCATATAATTATCCACTCCTTCAGGCCTAATTAAAGCTGCACGATTTGGAGAGGTAAATTCAAGATTTATTTCTTCCGTACTTATGCCTGATAGGATTTCTAAAAGATATTTCCCATTAAATCCAATTTTCATTTCATAACCTGAATACATACCAACAACAACTTCATTGGCGTGTTTCCCATTTTCGTGATCTTCAGATTTAATCTCAATTGAATTAGTTTTCAAGTCAAATTGTAATATTGACGTATGTTTATCAGAAAATAGATTGAGCCTTTTCACTACACTTGAAAGTTGTCCCCTGTTGATGATCAACTTGTTGTCAGAAGGTACCGGAATAACCATTTTATATTCAGGGTATCTTTCGTCAATTCGTCTAGAATACAGTTTAACATTATCAATTTCAAAAAGGATATGTGTTTTATCCACAAACATTTTTACTTCCCCTTTCTTTAAAATTGATTTCAGGACAACGAAAGACTTTTTATCTAGTAGATATGAATCATTACTAGAAGTAGGACAATCGAATTTAAATTGCGATAATCTGTGAGCATCCGTTGAAACAAATGTTATATGAGACCTATCGAATTCCATTAATATACCATTCATGGCTGGTCTCAATTCATCTGTGCTTACAGTACCCATAGTTTTCAAAATAGCCTCCCTTATCAAGTCTGCTTGAATATTGAACGAATCATGATTTTTTACTTCTGGAATTTTTACAAAATCTGAGGGATCCATAACGGCCATATTATATTCACCGACTTCCGATTTTATTAGAAAATTAGAAGCTGATGCAATAATCTCAATTGGTCCATCTGGTAGACTTTTGAGAATATTATTGAATAAAGATGCGTCAACTACCGTTTTTCCAGATTCATGGTTTGAAACTTGAATTTTTATCTGAATTGTATTTCTTAAATCACTCGAAGTAATACAAAGATTTTCACTATTTAGTTCAAGGAGAACTCCAGTCAAAATTGGAATTGATGCATTTGTAGAAGTAACATTGGTTACTAAGCTTATTGCCTGCAAGAGACTCAACTTGTCAGATTTTAATTTCATTTTGCGTGTTTATTTGTGTTACTAATTATTTCTATCCCTTCGTCCCTATAGTGGTTTTGAATTCATATACAGCAGTACCATCATCTTTAAGATTAGGTCCAATCATAGTAGATGTTGTGAGTTCCGGGTATTGGTTGCTAAGGAAGCTCATTACTTCCTCGAGAGAAAAGTTTTGGTTTGGATCCACGATAGTTATATCCTTACCATTTCTTTTTAATTTGAATTCGCGTTTTACGCCTGTAATTTGTAATGCCATTTTTAATAAATTTTAGAATAAACTAATTTGTCTCGGAGGTGAAATCATTTTAGGATAATTCCTTTTTTGGAAAGTTGTTCCAAAATATTCGAGACTAGCTATTGCTCCCCATTTCATTCGATTTTCATTATCTGTCGCTTTTTCCCAGTTATATCTAGCTTTAAGATATTTTACATCTTGTTCAGAATAGTTGACAGGAAGAAACTTCTTTAAAAATGGATCTACATCCATTTTATAGATTGGAATGAATTCACTACTCTTCTTCTCCATGATCCGAACTCTCCTCCTGATATTGGGACCTTTCTCCCTCAGAAATTGGTTCCATAAAAAGAAGTGATCCTTGACTCAATTTAGCTTCTAAATCTGCGATTCGCTTTTTGAGCTTTTCATCATTTTTAATAGCTAAAGCTTGACGGAAAATATCAAGTGCTTGAGATTCCTTTTTACCAGAAATTAGATCTTCAGCCTTTTTGATTAAGTCATTGATTTTTTTGGATTCTGCTTCTTGCTGTTTTTTCAACTTTTCCTCAGCAGCCTTTTTAACTTTACTTTCTTCATCAGCTTTGGAAGCTGATTTTTCAAATTCCTCAATGTTGGTCATTAGGCCAGTGACTCTTCCTAATGGTTCAGATACACCTTTAATGAATCCTTCGTCTAACTCTTCCGGAGTTCCTGATAGAATCAATGGTTGTATGTTTTGAAGAGCGGGATCAGAGGCTGTTGATTTTGGGTTAATCATAACAGTTAACTCTTCTCCTTTTGATTTGATGTTTATCTGCAGCTCGGCCTGGCCAATCACAGATTTTAATTGCGTGAAAAAATTACTCATTTTGCGTTTTGTGTTACTAATTATTATTGATTTTGATGATAAATTCAATTATCAACGATTTTAGTGATAAAATTTTAGAGTAGGGTTTTGATATCAATTTCCATTTCCTCTAAACTTTTGAACCAATCTGTTAATGCCATCTGAAGGGATTCTTTATATACCCTTCTGATTCCATCTGTATAAGGAACAAGGTCTTGAGCCTCTTTTATTTCCAGAAGTAGTTTATTTCTGCTATTCGGATGTTGAAAAATTTCAGATTGAATTTTTTCTATAGCTCTGTTTTTACCCAATTCCAAATACTGCTTTTTCCTTTCCTCAGATAGATCAAATAGGTTAAGTTTCTTAACAGCAATTTTGTAAATGTAATTTCCATGATCTTCATAAAAACCTGTTGATTTAAATCTTTCAAAGGAAGTAATCAACAATTCTTTGTCCTTTTGGATGATTTCCTCCTCACTAGGGGTTTTCTTTTCTATAGATGGGCTCTGAATACCTTTTACGATATTTAATCGCTCTGAGCTTGCATAATGCGCTTTTACAAAATTGACTAAGGAAACTACATTTATCCCCATATAATCCCCATATTCCCCTAAAACACCTTTTTTAATTGCGATAGGAATTTCATTTAATCGAATATTTGGACAGCTTTGCTTTATTGAATCTGATAAAGAACTTACCAAATGATCAATCTTTTCTTGTTCAATTTCAAATTGTCCCCGGTCCATGAATGCTTTATAGACGGCTGGTTGAATTACAGCATCAATAGCTAATTTCGTTGTGGACCTTACTTGTGGAGAAGCTAATGCAATCTCAATCTCCGAATTTGCATTTGCTTGAATCAATCCTATCTTATTTTCCATGTTCATTTACAATTGATTGCTGAAAAGCTTGCCTTAAATCCACTTTTTTAGATTTGGAATCTTTGAAAGTTTCAACTAATGGAATACCCATGGCTCTTTGTTTTGTTACCCAATTAGCAAAATAAGATTTGAAGTCCTTTTCGTTCATCTCCTCCTTACCTTGAGCTAAACAGTGGGTACAAAATTTTTCAAACCATAAAATCACTTCCTCTGGATGAATCTGATTTTTCATTCCAACCTGATCAAACCACACCCTAGACTTAGAAAGATTTTCCTTTAAATTTTCAATAGGCTGTTTACCTAGCTTTGCAAGATCAATAGAAACAACTTTTTTTATTTCGTTGTCGTTTTCGATATACGACGTAGGAGTATTATATTCTATTTTACTTTCTATTTCTCTTTCTATTTCTAAAGGCGGGTTATTTTTTCGCTTTTTTGGGTTATTTATACCATTATTAATTAGGCTCAATACTTCACTCAAATCATCATTATTAAGATATAGCCAATCTCCACTGATAACTTTATTGCTGAAAATAGATAGCACTTCCCTTTCGATTTCCTGGCATATATTGGCTTCATAAATTGCAAAATCTACTATAGATAAATTCTTTGTTGGGCGCTTTATGGTTTGCCTTCTTTTTTTGAGATTTTGAGTCTCACCTATCTTATATTGATCTGTTGAATTATCCTTTATTAGATAGATGAAATGTCCCGAATTAATTGCTGATGGAACGATCTTTCCTGTCATGGTTAACAATTTTGTTTCCCCTGCAGGTCTTCCACCTAACAACCCATTGTTTTGATTAGCAATTGTTTTCCTTAATCTGGCATTAACACTTTTGTGCGTAAGCATGTCACCATCTTTGACAAATAAATCGGTAATCTTACACCATACTTCATCCTTGATTGTGGTCCCTAATCGACGCTCGACATTCAGTTTATTGTCGGATAACCACCCATCATTGACATACATCATAAATATGCATTCAAGATAGACGTATCTTTCAAATGGCTGCAATGCATAGAACGTATCGCTCGTCCACCAATCCTTTGGATAAAAAGTAAATCCTAAGCTCGCCATATTATCAGTTTAATAGATTCTTCCTTACTTCTAATTGATATTCAAATGTTCCGTTTGAAACTTTTCCTCTTCTCCTTTTATTGATGGTGTGAAAACCACCATACTCTTTTCTTAGGTTCCTTAATTGAGCTGAAATAGATGATTCCGGAAAATGTTTATTTGGATATCTATCACCTAATTCTCTCTGGATCTCCTGGAGCGTTCTCCATTTAGTATCTTTCATTAAGGCAAAAACCCTATCGATTTGAGTCTTTAATCTGCGATAATCGACGAATTTGTCGAAGTCGCTACCAGCGAATAACCTTCTTAGCATTTGTTCCTCCTTTTGCGTGATTAATTTGTGTTACCATATTTATGTCGTTTGATACTTTGATTGCTCAAGTTCTGTTTTCTTCCAGGATAGAGCAGATCTAATTGCCTCAATTGAATGTGAAAGATTTCTGATATACCTCTCGTTTAATGTCATGTAATAGATTTCTTCCCTAGCTAAACCTGCAAAAAGCATCTTTTTATCAGTAGCACTTAACTTTGAATGTTCGGGCTTTTGCACCAACTCAGCTAATTTTACATTATAAAGCTGTTCGGCTAATGCGTAAGCATGAGAAGCGTTTGATTGAAGAGAACATAATTCCATAAGTTTCCCAGTAAGTTCATCTGGATTATCACGATCTATTTCCTGTTCAATTGATTTCCCTATAAATTCACTCATCTCAATGAGACTTGTCATCGTTGCTACCGTATTCATATTAAAAAGGTGTTTTTCCGAACGGTATTTCCATGCCATTATCAGCTATATGAACATTGCATCCGGTTTGTTTAGAAATTTTATTTTTGAAATCTAGCGCATGAGAATTTCTGTCAGAAAGATGGATCAATACAATATTATTTACCTCTGACAAATCATTCGCTTGAAGAAATTCCTCACAGGTTTCTATTGACATATGGGATTGAAGGATCCTGTCTCTTAAAAAGGCCGGATCATTTTTACTATCGATTATTCCCTCTCCATAGTTTGCTTCTACTATTACATTGTTCATTCCAGGAAAAACATATTCACAGAAGAAAGTATCAGTAACAAAACAAAATCTTCCAGTTTCAGGATGTTCAATTAAGAAACAAACACAAGGGACATCGTGTCTTACAGGCATTGCAATTACCTTAAAGTTTCCAATATGGTAGGTTATACCATTCAATAAATATTCAACCCGATGCCCTTTAAGATTTTTGATTTCGGCTGTTTCTTTTAGGCAATAAACATTGATTCCTGATTTCAAAATGTCCCAAGCATATTGAGCATGATCGTTATGACAATGAGTAATCAAACAACCTGAAACCTTTGAGATATCGAAATCCAAGGCTGTTTTTACAGCCTTGAAATTTACCCCAGCCTCAATCAATAATGCCTCCTTGTCATTATAAACGATATAGGCATTTCCTTTTGAACCACTTCCAACAATCTTGAGTTTCATACTAAATAGGGCATTCTTCAGTTTGACCATTTTGCTCATTTACAGAAGCTGATTCTTCCACAACCTCAGCATCTTCAAATTGGATAACTTTGGTATTAGCTTTTTCTTTGATCTCTTGTTTTACGTCAGCAGATACTTTATCAGTATGCTTTGCTCCAACAATCGAACTATCATCAGAAGATCCTGTTTCTATTTTTAATGCCCTAGCAATTACAGTTTTCTCGGCCATTTGATCAGGGAAATTTTTATGTGCCGGTGATGACCCCTTTGAACCTCCCATTGACCAGGAAGTCTGAATTTGCCCTAACGTCATGATTTCAGTATCGTTACTTCCATCATTGAAAGTAACGATCGCATAAGCTCCAACAATCTTAGCTGGATCGATATTCACTAGTTTTTGCTTGTGAGAAATAACTTTCTTACGGCCTGTTTCTGCATCAACAGCATATTCAAATTCATCATCCTTATAAACAGTTACAGCATTTACCTCTTTGACATTTGCGACACGTTTTGCAACTGCGATATCTCCAATGTAAGATTGATCAAATTGTAGTTTATTCCCATATACCACGAAATAACCCTGTTTCTTGGCTACAGATAAACCAGATGTTACCATGTCTAAAAATGCATTAGCAATACTTTCTTTTGTACATACATCTAAAGCTGGTCTTCCATTTTTGTCTGAGACCTCCTGAAGAACCAACCAAGCAGCCCTTACAGCATTTTCAGGGATATAATTTTCAGGCAGAACCAATTCGCCTGTAGCTTGTATTGCAGCTATTCTTGTTAACACCCCTTCCACAGTTTGTTCCGTGAATTTCTTTACAGCATTGTTTTGCGTTTGTGGCTGCAGCTGCTGTTGCTGCTCATTTGCCAATTGATTGTTTCCCATTTATGTTACTATTTATTTGATTAGGCTACTTTTAGTTTTTTGTCTGCTTCAGAAACAACGAGTCTCACTATTTGGGACTCTACATCTATCAATTTTGTAACTGATTCTGCGTTGTCAATAAAAATCGGAGCATTTACAGAATAGTATCTACATAGAGCATTAATGATATCCAATCCAGCATTTATTCTAGCTGCATTATTCAAATCCGAATATGGAACCCCGAGTAACATTGTTTCACATGTTTCCACCTCACCCCCATTAATCTGGACATCAAACATTTTGAATTTAACATGCTCAAAAAGTCCATTGATCCGATTTTCAACCTCTTCAACTTTCTTCCGAGTAAATGCTTCAATAGTGAACTCCATACCCTCAAGTTGAGCAACTTCACTTGCTAATCTCTTCTCGTCATCTTCTAGAGATTTTATCCTTTCTTTTGATTGATTAATGATAGCCTCTTTTGCAAGCTCACGTTCCAATTGTCTTATTTCTTGTTCAAGAATTAACTTTTCATTCTGAAGGTCCGAAAGATCGACTGATGGTTCCGCTGGAGTCTCTTTGTTTAATTGTTCGAGCTCTTGCTTTAATCCTTGATAAGTTTGATTCGATTCCAATAATTCTTCCAGAGACATAACAGGACTATTGACTTGAGAATCAAATTCCTTTAATTGATCTTCTAATAAATTGATATCAAAGGTCAATTGATCTATTTCTTTTGAATTATCTAGAGATTCCAGTCTCTCCAATTCCACTTTCAACGAATTAGATTGAGAAACAAGCGTTTCCATCTGTCTAGCTAAATCGGCAATTTTTGATGACTTTGTTTGTTCAAATTTCATAGTCATCTCCTGCTTCTTAGTTTCTATATCATCAGCGTCAAATAAGCGAGAGCAAGTAGGACACGTAAAAACGTGATCATCAAAAACCAGTTGCTCAGCAGATAATTTTCCTTTTTCCCCATTGATTGATTTCCAATGATTGCGTTTTGATTCCAACTGATTTTGAATTGCATTGATTTCTTCATTTCGGCGACTGCTTTGGTTTGAAATCTGCAGTTTCTCTTGCTGCTTTGCGGAGATTTCACGAGTAATTTTAATACGTGCTGAACTTTGTTCTTGATTTTTTGAGTTGATGGTAGTTTTTGTCTCATTGATTAGATTATCTATTTCTGATCGTTTATTGAAGATTAAAGATTTATGATCACGGACCACTTGATAAGCTTTGTCCATAGCTTTAGCTCTATCGTTAATCTGATCGTCAATAAGTGACACTTTAGATTTTCTAGTGTCAATTTGAGACCTTATCAATGAAACATCTTCCATAACAGGTATATTTTTGTTTACCTCATCAATACGAGTTGGAATTTGTTCAAGTTCATCCTTTATTTTCTTCCGTTGTGAAGCAACTTGCTTTTTATATTCTTCAAGGCTTTTACCATTGGTAAGATTTGAAAGTATTTCCATGAACTTTTTATTGGTTCCGGCGATTTCTTCGTTAGTAACCTCGCCAGCAATATCAAACAAAATTTGACGTCGGTCTTGCCATTTTAATTCATTGAAATATGATGGATTGGAAATTAATTTGAAGATTTTTTCATCAATGAGGTCTGAGACCTTTTTGTTAAATTCATTTTGGTTCACCGGAACTTCGTCCCAATAATACACAGTTTCATTTCCAGAGAATTCTGAAACTTCGGACCCACGCTTTTTAACCCATTTTTCTCTAAAGATTCTTTTTATAGATACTTTAGAGCCATTTGCAATTATTATTGCAGAAACCTCATGCTCCTGGCGGTTTAATGTTTTATCTACGGTATTCTTGATATTAAAATCTTTACGATCAGTTGAATCCTTTCCAAAAAACAACCACGTAAAAGCATCGAAAACTGAGGTCTTACCTGTTGCATTATCACCAAAAATATTGGTCATAATCTGATCAAAATTGATGGTCAAATTCCTAATTCCTTTGAAATTGACAATTGTTAGTGTTTCTATAAAAATTTTCATTGTTTTACTATTTATTTGTTTATTAATTGATTAGCCTGAATAATTAGATTATCCATCTGTTTAACTTCCAACACTCTAGCTAACTGTTCTGTATCTATAGTTATTAAAAAGCATCTAGGAGAATTAATACTGTTTTGAAGATTTTGAATCCGGATATATTCAGACCACTCATTAAAACCTTCCATTGGATTGTTTTTATTATAGTCAAAAGGATAAACTGACCTAATGACTCCTGGAGCTACTTTACGCATTTGAAACTCCTTTCTTGGAAAGATTTTCATAGAATAAAAATGCTGCATTTAACTCCTCGAGGGAATTGCCCAAGTTACTTCCATAAAGAAAATGCACAGCCTTAAATTCAACCCCTTGGTAGAAATACACAGATAGTTCTTTGCGGTTATTTAGTGAAAAGTTAGCTTTTGCAATGCCGTCACCATTAATATTAAAAATCCTATGGAGTGCTAAATGAGCAATTTCTTCAAATGATCCACATTTGTCAAATCCGTAATTTGTGTTTACATTTGAAACAACTTGTGAGCGTTTATTTGCGTGAACCTCATTTTTGTTACTATGGGGAGCTATTATTTGCGTGATGGCTCCCCTCTTTTTTGCGCTAATTTCCTGTGTTACTAAAGGGTAATTTTGATTTGCGTGTGTCATGATGTTTATAATTTGCATGGTTACTCATTTGTGTTACTATCTGGCCTGAAGTCTCTGCAGTTATTTATCGGAATAAATGTTGGCTTAAACTTCTTTATTTGCGTTAGCCTTTCCTGTATATCTTTGTCTTTTAAAACTTCATCAAAACCTTTCTGATATTGGACTTCCATCCAGCGGTTAACCCTTTCAATTCTTTCATATTCAGGATCAACTTTTTCTATCTTTTTTTTGCGTTTTGGTTTTGACACCAGTTTTTTTAGCTTATCATTCTCTTCCTGAAGCTTAGCAATTTGTTTGGCCATTTCTATTAAGGCCTGTTCCATACTATGCTTTTCTGAAAACTTCGATTACAGGAGTTTCTTTACCATCAACCTTCACCTTAATTTTTTTGGTTTCAAAAATCATTTCGGGAAAGTAAATTGGCATTCTAGCACTGATAATACCTCGAACAGTGGAAGCACTTCTCATATCGACGAGCATGGTCGATTCAACTTCCATTTCAGCCAACTTTTGGCTCCACGGCTTATATTCTGCCGTCTTAATTACATTAACTTCTTGCGTTGCATTCATTTGTGTTACTTTTTAAATTATACCTTTCTTAGTGGCAAAAACAGCTAATTGAGCTTTGTTTTCCAATTCCGTTTTTGTTCTTATATTTATTAAATGTGATACTACAGTATCGATTGAAACATTTAGGATATCAGCTATTACTTTATCAGATTTTTGAACTAGTCTCAAAACTTCAATTTCTCTTTTAGTCAAATAGCCGTTTTTCACCTGAAGTGCTAAACAAAGCTTTCCTTCTGCTTTGCACTCCCCTCTTAATGGACAAGGAACATACTCGGATTGATGAACATTTCCCTCAGGATCAACATCTGCTACATCATCCAAACCTCCGAATCGACAGCAGGCAAATTTGAACTCATACATTTCCGGTGTCAAACCATCCATCGCAGCGAGTTCTTTAAGTGCTAAAGGATCTGCCAACATCTCTTCTTGGATAATATCAATAACATACTTTGGAAAATCCGGCCATTGATATTGCTTCCAATTATGGGAGCAAAACAATCTCCCCCTATCATCTTTAAAAAACTCGACTCCATTGTCGACCATGCCTGCGTATATTCTCTTTTTCATTAGGTTATTATTTCCAAGTATTTAGGGATTTTTCCATCTCAACAGTATTAATATGTTTGTATTTGATATCGATATATTCCATATTTTAAGTACATTCGTTTAGCACTGTTGTACAAATATACTAACGTTTTTTGTAAGTAAAAACAATTTACTTACATATTTTGTAAGTATTTGATTTTCAAACAGAAATTTTTAATTGAATGGATAAACGAGATGAGTTATTGAAATTTTTATTGGAGAAAAGGGATAATAAATTTATCACAACCAAAATTCATGCTTGTAAAGAATTGTTTAAAGAGAATAATTCACATTGCTATGAAACGGTCCAATTCCTAATAAAGAATGGTTATATAACGAATCCAGGAAAAGGGACTTCAATAAAACTTACAATGACGGGAAAGGCATTTATTGAAAGTGGTGGATATGAAGGAGAAATTCAAAGAAAAATACAGGATGAAATAAATAAAAAAGAAAGTATTAAATCAAAAGAGGAATACGAAAAGACCGAGAAAGAGATAGACCGGCAAATTACTATATTAGAAGGTAAAAAAAATAGAAGAGCACAGTACAAAATAGCTATTTTAACATTCCTTTTAGGACTCTTTTCGGGGTTAATTCTTGGAAATTTTGATCGAATTTGGAATTGGATAAAGAATCTATTTTAGATTCAACGTTTTCAATTCTTTCTAGTTTTTTATTAATTATTGAGATGTGAATTAGAATCCAAATTGTAAATGAAAAAAGACAACAACATATAAGCACAAAAACAAGATGTACACGTGTGAGATCTTTTTGCAAGACAATAAACAATGAGTCTTCACTATTACTTTTCATCCGTAAAAAAATAGACATAAAATAAAATTTGAATCATAAAAATACTAACATTTTTTGAAAGTAAACAATGGTTATTGGAAAATTAAATAGAAAAATTGATGCTTTTTTCACTGAACATGGCATTAGCTCATATAAAGTATCAAAAGAATCGGGACTTTCTGAACCAACAATAAATAGGTATAGAAAAGGAGAATCTAATCCAACAGACAAAAATTTATCTAAATTACTTAAAGCTTTTCCAGATTTGGAAAATTATATATTAAATGATTATGAAAGAGAATTAAAAATTACAAACCAAACTAACCAAATACCAATGTATAATTTACCAGCAGCTGCTGGAGAAGTTGAAGTATATAGTAATCCAGAGGATGTAAAGATTATTGGTTACCTAAACATTCCAGGAGCTCACAAAGAATCAATTGCAATACCTGCTTATGGCCATAGTATGTATCCAACTATTGCCAACGGAGATTGGGCGGTTAGCAGGCCAATTTCTGATCCAACTGAAATAGTTTGGGGAGAAGTATATTATATTGAATGGTCTGACTATAAAATGTATAAAAGACTATTAGCGTCAGATAATTTAGATGAAGTTATTTTATGGTCCGATAATCAGTTGGACAAAATCGGAGATCGTCCAAAATATGCTGCATTATCAATAAAAAAAGAAAAGATCCGTAAACTAAGATTAGTAACTGAAATACTTAAAAAACCAAACTATTAATATAATGAATACTTTATCTTATTTATTTTTAGCATTAAATATTTATGGTTTTGGATTTTCAGAAATTCAAAATTCAGGTCCAAACATTGTTAATATTGAGTTAATAAATACGGACACACTTTCATATGATAATGGGGAATTTTATTCTGTTATAGAGATTCCAAATAAATCTAAGGATGAGCTTTTTAAAAAAAGTAAAGAATGGATTTACAGAACTTATAAAAGTGGTGATGCCGTAATAGATATTGCAGATGCAGAAACAAGCAAAATTAACGCACAAGGAATTACTCAAAGTGTAATTTATAAAAACACATTAGCGAAAGTAGATGGGGGAAAATTCAAATACTACCTAACAATATTTGCTAAAGATGGAAAAGTTAAAATATTGTTTGATAATATAACCCATTTAAAAGGTGGAATGGTGCAAATGTCAGACGGCTCAAGATTTACAGATGATTTTCCTTCTACCTGGGGAAAAATGGGCAAATCTCAATCTGCAAAGCAATGGCCATTAATGAAAAAACAAGCTGCTGTAGAATTCAATTTAATTTTAAAGTCTTTTGAAGACTTTCTAACAAAAGAAGATAAACATTCAGATTTCTAATTATCAATGGAAAATAACGAATTTGAATTTACTCCTTGGCAAGAAATTGCAGAAAGATTAATCGACAATTATCTAACGCTAATTGATCTGAACATTCGTTATTTCAAAGATTTTGAATACAGTTTTATAGGGTATACAAATGAAAAGCTTGCTGCAATGTTGGAGCATCGCGCAAAATTTGATTTTAATATCGATGAAACTATTGATGAAATAAAAAGGTTAGCTAGAACGCATCGGTCAAGTATTATATATGATCACATTAGCCTTTATATATATTTTGCAAAAACAACAGCTGAAACTACTGGAGGACTTTACCTGATTGAGCCCTACATGGGAGAAAAGGAGATCGGGGATTTATTTGAGACTAGAAAAGAGAAAGAAGAAGAACTTCTGGACCATATAAATGATTTTAAAGAATTTGTTTGGACTCATTGGGATCCAAACAACGGAATTAGATACAGAATGAGAACAAACGAAATTTTTAAAAAAGTAAGAGAAGAATCTGGCTTATCTCAGGTTCAAATTGCTGAATTAGTAGAAGCTACTCAAGGAACGATTTCTAATATTGAAAAATCGTTTATGGCCAACCCTACTTATGATATTTTAAAAGGATATATAACTAAAGTGGGTGCCAATCCTATTTTCTTATTCGGCATAGATACCTCTGCCCCTCCTATTATTCATCCATCCATTCAAAAGGAACGTTTAGCGGGTAAAAAAGAGGACAAAGTAAAAAATGAGTTGATTAAAGAACTGGAAGGAACTATAAAGAAACTTAAAAGTTTGTAATATGGCTGAGAAAATTAGACTTAAAACAATCAATAATAAACAATACTACTACACTTTAGTTGCGTTAAATCCCGGAGAAATGGAGATTGGAGAATGTAATATGGAATACTTTGATAAAAATCAAATTCATTTAGAGGATGGGGACTACCCCGAAGAGTGGTTTGAACAAGTAATTCTCGCTGCACATATTGTACCTCCAGGTGAGCCCATTCCTATTACACATTATAGAGGAATGCAGTTAAAAAAAGAATATAGGAAATATAAAAAATAGTTAAATTATAATCGAATTTTAAACCAATTACCTAAATTTATGTTAAATATTAAGAATCAATCACCACCAAACGATATGGGAAAAAGTTTTTACATAACAATTTATAATCTTTTAAAGGAGATTAAGGATTCTTATGCGAATACTTTCTATAGAATAATGAATCCTGGGGAAGAACCTCTTAATGAAGACGAAAGACTATTACTCACTAACCCTGAGGATAGAGAAAAATATATTAAGGCATTAGAAAACTTGAAGAAGGCTAGAGAGGATGGAAAAATTCAGCCTAAAGAAACAATTATCCTTTCTAATGGTGAAAGCGTAACAATAACGACAGCTTCCTAATTTAATTTTTCGATGGATTTTGGACTTACTCTATTTGGGGTTATGTGTGTCATTACACTGATCCTTCCAGGATTATTGTTTAAAAGATTTTATTATCAAGGCAAATTTTCAAAGCAATTTTACGAAGGTTTATTCACCGATAGATTGTTAACATATATTCTATGGGGATTAACAATACAATTAATAACAATTGTAAGTTATTGTTGGTTTTTCGAGATAAAAGCTAAGGATATTTATGAAGAAATAAACACCTTTTATAATAATTTTTCAAATGAAAAAATTCCTGAATTCAAGTTTAGCTATATCCGACACATGTTACTCTATTTGTTTGCTACCACTTTGACAGCATTAGCTTTGGGGTTGGGATTACATTTATTAGTAAGATTTTTGAAAATTGACATAAAAACTTCAGTTTTCAGATTTTCTAACAATTGGCATTATTATTTCAGTGGCGAGTCTTTAGATTTTAGAGAATTTAAAAATGCCCTACAATTTCAAAATATTAAAGTAATTTCCACAGAAGTTGATATTGTCGTTAAAAATGATGATGGTCGATCAAACATGTTTAGTGGAACTTTAACTCAATATTCATTAGCAAGGAATGGAGATCTACAAACAATTTATATAACTCAAGCAAAGCGATTTTCAAAAAGCACTCCTAGCGGTTACTTAAAACCAATTCCAGGGGATTGTTTTATAATTCCATACAATAATATATTAAATATTAATGTACGATATAACATTGCAATAAACCCAAACAAAAGAATTATTAAAATAATTCTTTTGGGCACATTTACCGCTTTAACCATTCTTTCTGTATTTTTTGCAATTATATATCCTTGGTTTGTTGCACCAACTTTTTGGAAAAAGTTAATCTCATGCGTAGTATTTTTAATTTCTTGGTTTAATGCTATGGGTATTATGCTTTCGATAACTGCTAATGATAGAAAAGATGCACCAATAAAAAATTGGATAGGAATTACAGCTGCATTAATTTTTGTAATATTTTTAGTTTTGTTGGGACTAGTAATTATAGGAAAAACAAATTGGACAGATATATTTGAAACCATGAAATTATGGAATCATTTTAGCAATTAGCACAAAAAACAGCACCAAAAACACTAATTAAAACCCGCTGTTTTCTACTACTAACCTACGTTTAAACGATATAAACCGACAATGGCAAAGAAACGTCAAATTCGAATCCCGCCCTCTCCGCAAAGATATCTCAAAACCCTTCAATGTAAATTGAAGGGTTTTATTTTTTACATCAAATTGCCAAACTTGTTTGAAGCAATTTGATGTAAAAAATAAAACCAGCGAGTGAAACGAGCGAAGGTTTTGATACTATCTTTTAGCCTCCCCCTAAGGGATCGCCGAAGGCAATCCCGCACTCTCTCGAATAAATTGATGTAAACAGATGGAAATCCCTTGAATGCTAAAATAAAGCTCGATGTTCGCTGCAAGAATTGCTGTGTTTGCTAAAGAAAACCTTAATTTCCACTGAAAGAATGTCAACCTACTCTTCCCCCCCATTTCTTGCCCTATGACAAGCCAATTCCCTCCTCCCTTACTTATCTTTGATTTATCATATCCCCCACAACCATGAGAAAAATAATCGCCGCCTTCAACATGACCATCGATGGTAATTGCGACCATACCATCCCTAATCCCGATGCAGATATCCACGATCATTATAGCCATCTCATTGAAAATGCAGAAGCCCTTCTCTATGGAAGGATTACCTTCGAACTGATGAAGTATTGGCAAACCTTACTGACCCATCCTTCTGATAATAAATCCCACAATGATTTTGCTATCGCAATCGACAAAACTCCTAAAATAGTTTTCTCAAGAACAATGAAATCAACTGGCTGGGATTCCGCACAATTGTCCGATAAATCATTACCCGAAATGATCAAAGAATTAAAAAACGGAGAAGGGAAAGATATCTTAATCTGCAGCAGGAGCTTAATTATCCAATTACTGAATGAAAACCTTATCGACGAGTTTCAGCTATGCATTCACCCCATTATCGCGGGCCCAGGACTAATGTTATTTGATAAAATAGAGAAAAGAATCGATTTAACCCTCAGTCACACAAAAACCTTCAAGTCCGGTGCTGTAATCCATTATTACATCCCAATCCGGAACTAA